TTACCTTCCGTGGCAGGCGAAGCCCCGAATATAATCTCACTATTAACCTTTGTAGCGCGTGATTTCGTCTTAGAACCGAACACTATACCATCTACCTTAACTGCGCCCTCTAAACGCATTAAAAACCCTGCGTAGTTGTTTTCGTGTTGCGTGCCTGCGAATACTTTAGATATAAATTTTGACGTATCGCTGAATAATATATAGTTACCATCTACTCGCATACCGGCGCGTAGCAGCGTTATTTGTGCGAGTGAAACGGTAATTAAATAATCTGCATTTTCTGATCCTGTAGCGACCGATATTAATTCTCCAACTGTACGCTGCATTACCCCGGCCTCCGTCTCAACGCGAATATCTGCTTCCATCAACTTATTAATAACCTTAGTCTCATCTTTAGTACTATCCTGTAGTTTTTCTCCTGACCAATCTTTTTGCCTGATAAATTTACAGGCATCCTCATACGATATTAAATCGTCGTTTTTCAGGCTGTACGCACCGGCTAATAAGATTCCGATTTGGTCGCCTGCACGCTGGCTGTCTAATTCTGCTGCTGCAGCCGTAGAAAACATTTTACTATTTTCTAATATTACGGGCAGCATTTTTATAGAGCGCGATATAAACGCTTGTACATATTCAGGTGTAAATATTTCAGCATACATTTTAAGCGTTTCATTCCATTTTTCGCGCTTATTCTCTGATTTATCTTCGAGCAGTTCCACTACAGTAATCCTGGATATATCTGAACGCTGCGTCAAATTAATTCCTACCGAAGAGAACGCGAACACCGAACGTAAATCGTACTGGCTGTAACCGCCGTTTGCCGTACCTTTTAAAATAAAACCGCCTTCTGATGTGGAGCTGGCGCGCATTAACTCAATTACAGACTGTCCGCGTTCCTGCGCCTGCTTGCTTTCGCCTTCCATTTCATCAATGATAACGGGGCGCGCATCCATGCCTAAATAACCGCGAATACCTGCAGATGTGGTGTCTGCCTGCGCATGCACTCCTATACCCTCTGTAAAACGTTTTACGAACATTTGCAGAACGTGTGATTTACCCGATCCTGATGCGCCAGTAAGCCATAAATGCGACCTCCAATGTAGCGCACCGCACAACGGAGCTGATACTATCCACCCTGCCAGTAATCGTGAATTTACATCGCGTGCCCAATTCAAACGCTCTAACGTATCAGTTAATAGACCTGCACGTTCTTTCGTAAGCGGTTCGGTAACTGAGAATTCTAACGCCTCGCCTGCTTCATAAATATATTTCGATTTATATTTTCCTAACGATTGTATTTTTCCATCAACAATTAAATGGTCGCCGCAATGAATTACCGGCACGCCGTTATCAATCCATGCACCACGACCACGAATATTTTTAGGATTAAAAATTCCTATTTTTTTGCATGCCCATATTAATTTATCGGCGATATCGGTAATATTAAGTTTTCCTTTGGATGGATATTCATGCTCCCAATGATTCAATGGCGCAAGCTGAAATAAATTATTTACCGATATGCTGCTCGATGATAGTTTAACGATAACGTTACTTTGGAAAACGTAAAAAACATAATGCGCTCCGGAGTTTATATTCTCAAATCCCAGGCATTTAAAGTAGGTATTTTCCATAGTATATTTTTCGGTTTTTATGAAAGGTAAAGCAGGTGGTATCTGTTTTAGCTGTAGTGGCTCAGGAATAACTGGCGGCTCAGGAACAGAAACGGAAGGTAAAGGTACTTCATTAGGTGGGTATTCCGATATAATAGGTATATCAGAAATATTATTTTCAAAATAAACCCGTGCTTCAGTCTGGTTCCATGTAGCATCAGCTATATCCCATTTATTAGGGAAATCACGCTGATTATTGATGCGTTTAAAATTCGCCTCCACGCGTTCCACGATGCCTTTAACCCGTCTGTATTCTCCTGATTTTTCATTTTTACGCCAGCCCCCAAACATACATACCACACCAGGAACGTCGTTATCTGCCCAGCCGTAAACATTACGGCCTGCAAGCGGTGTAAAATCCGCCGCACCTATCCCATCTGCGCCACCTATCCATGTAGTGCATACAAATTCAGGAAACAATATAGCGGCTGCATCGGCAGCTTTCTCGCCCTCAACCAGTAATATATCCCTGTCAGGGTATTTATGGATTAGGTGTAGGTTGTATAGCGGACGCGGCGTATTAAACCCTAACGTAGTCCAGCCTGTGTTTTTATGCACGTAAGGGGTTATCGTTTTTGGCGTGGTGCAATCGAAGCGCAAAATATAACCGATAACCTCGCTGGCTGCATTATGGTAAATCCAGTACCTATCAGGTTTGCCTAATAGTTTATTATGTACTGTAAAATCAATCACAGGAACGTTAGGTAAGAAATTTTGATCCGGTACAACGTCGAATAACTCCTGTTTAACTGGCGCAGGTGGTATGTATTTTGGCGCGGTGGTTAATCCGCCTGTAATGATGTTCATGGCTTCTTTCGGGGTAACTGAATTGTACCTAACAAAAAAACCCACTACGTCGCCTTTAGCACCGCACGCAAAGCAGTTATAGCATTGGCGTTTAGAATTAACGATCAACGAAGCTCTATCATCGGTATGAAACGGGCATACGCCTGCCATGTTCTGCCCTTCTTTTTTAAGGGGAATGTGTTTACCTATAACCTCGGCTATATCGTAAGATTGTTTTATTTCAGCTATAGTCATAACCCTACTCCTTTCAAAGCCTCATCAGAATTACGGGCAATGAAACCCCTGCCTCCTGATTCGTTCAATACGTTAATAAATGCAATCTGTTCTTTTGTGGCTCGTCCTGATGCGTTTTTAACCTCACAGCCTACGAACACGGCTATTTTAGTGCCTACCATTTCAGTAGTTACCGTAATGGTTTTCCAGCCTATTAAATCGCTGCTCCCTACACATAACCCGGCATGTAAAATGCGGGCGTTTTGAATTAAAACATCGCCTGCCTGTACATTAACCGTTTGGCGCGTAGTGAATTTTTTTGAAGCTCCGATCCACGCTACGCCCTGGTTGTTTCTGAATATTTTAACTCCGGCTTTAGATAACGCTAACTGGATTAGGCGCATTATATTGGATTCTGTTTTATGTTCCATAGATAAGGTTTTTGGCGGTTTGGGTTAATATTAATTCGTATCTATAGGAAATATCTTCAACTGTTTTGAAATTCCAGATAAAGTAATCTGGTTGCGCTTTGTATATGCAAATCTGTTGGGTATTATTCGGTTTTATAATTTGAAATGATCCGCCCGGGTTAAATATATACTCCAGAACAAAGCCTTCAAACAAAACATTTTCTTTAGCTTTATTATAGATATGTAAATCATCAAAATAAACTTTGCATTCTCCTGATTCATTGAATGGTTTTGATGCGTAGTCAGATTTTAAGGGTTCTTCCGTGACTTCGCCATCTGAATTTACAGGCACAAACATTCCAAGCGTGAGCGGCTGTTTTAGAAATTCTGCGTATTTCAATATCGCTTCATATTTACTATCTATATCCCAGTATTTTAAACTATCTATTTCGGCTACAAAATCCACCATCGGTATTAATTTTTCTATATCTGTCATAATCTTAAATTTTAAATATTCCCCTCTTATATAACTCATAAACTATCTCTGCTTCAAAATACGCATCATCAGCGCCTCTGTGTTTTTCGATATAACCTACGTCGCCGAATAAAAATTTATGACACTCCTCGACGTTCGGCCATTTCCAACCGTAACCGGCTTTCTTGGGTATTTTACATATTTCAGTACTTAATTTCATAGGGCAGGCTAATTTCTTAGGAAAAATAAAACCCCTGGATTCTAAAAAATTAAAATCAAACGCATTATTGAATGCCGTTGCGCCTAATTGATAACTATTAACTATATCCTGAATTTCTGCCTGTACATGAATTAACTGAGGACTACGCTGTATTTCCGCTACCGTTAAATCTGAATTATTTACTATCCATGATTTTTCAACGTGTTCGCGAGTTATGGGGCGTTCATGGCAAACCTTATCGAAAATTATTTTACGTTCTCCTGTATTCAGGTTAAGGTCTACCATACCTACTTCAACTATTTTACCGTTACGGGCTTGGAAGTCGGTTGTCTCTATGTCGATTATTAGGATGTTACTCATGTCGTACCGATTTTAATATTTCAACGCATAATTCTGCCGGTATTTTACTTCTGTTGTAAGCACCTTTCTTGCCCTGAGTGCCAGTTTTACTTCCTCTTGGCGCGCTTTCGTGATGGCAATTTTTATTTCCATTATGGCACATAGGGCGAGGAATCCACGTATCTGAATTAGTCCATATATCAGTTGGTTTAGCTCTTGTATCCCCATAAGCGCAGTACCATACTGTATGCCTTTTAAAATCCTGCATGAACGGCATTTTACGCATCATTCCGCGAGGGTTCTCTATAAAGAACACCATTTTAGGATTAAGCTTCAAAAAGTCATTAATCAGTTCTATGAAGTTAATATTTACAGCATCGCATTTCTTTGCATAATCGCTTTTAGGTTCTGTTCCGTTTCGGTGGTGGCTAATTGCTGCTATTGTATATGTAGTGCAATCAGGAGAAGCCCACACTACGTCCGGGATAAAAGGAACATCAAACATGTTCATTTCTTCTATATCTATAGCTAAATTTATATTTTCGTAAGGATGCCAATCCACAGAGAAAACATCAAAACCTAATTTATCAGCTTCGTTCCCAACTGACCTGCTGCCTGCGAATAACTCTAATAGTTTCATAATTACTTATCTCTTAAATTTTTATTTATAATCCTCAGCATTTCAGTATCGTGATCGTGCTGCCTGCATCGTAATCGGTATTTTTTAGCAGCGTAAAATAATATTACAATAATAATCAGCCATAATATCACACCGCTGAATATCAGTAAACGCCAGTACCATTGTAGGTCGTTTAGGTTTGTCATAATTTATTATTTTAAAATAACCTCTTTATCATTGTCTAAAATTAACTCCTTGCATTTTCCGTAAACGATATAGACTTTACCGGGTATTAAATTAAGGTCTATCTGTTTTATAAATCTAAATTTAGAGCTGCCTTTGACTCTGAATTCATTTCCTTGTTCTAATTCTTTCGCTGTCATAATTTAAAATAATATTTCGCCCTCATTAGGCTCTGTTAATAATTTATCTATCTCGTGGTATTTTTCAATATTTTCAGTCATGCTTAATAACTGAATATTCCAAATGTGATAGCCGTATTTATTATTTATCCGGTCAACGGTGTATCGGTAGCCGCGCATCCCCTTATTAATAATATATCCTGTCTGCTCACAAAACAATCGGAACTCAATTAAAGTAATTGTAAATTCCTTTTTACGGGTTAATGCCTTCTGTCTGAAATTAGCATATCGGTTATACACCGGGTCTATAATTCGCCTGTACCTATGGTAGTGTTTATGGCATAATCCGCGCTTCTTAGCACACGGTTTATTACGGCATGAAATAGCACAGCAATATACGCCGTCTTTCTTTTTGTTTTGTGAAATTTGGAATAATATTTTTTTAGGTACGAAAACCATGTTTCAGCGTTTTAATATACCTGTCCAAACATTTTTCAACCTGTAGCGATGTTACGCCTGTAGCCTCAGCTACCTGAGCTGATTTATTTTCGATATGTGTGCGCCAGTAATTTATAATTTCCTGTTCTTTTTCTTCGGATAATCTTGTTGGGTAAGCCATAATTTAAAATTCTAAATCGTTACTGAATTCGTGTTCCATGTCCTGATTTACTGGTTCATGCTCAGGTTCTGCAACCACATCAATAATTACAGGCATCGGTGGCATTAGTTTTTCTCGCTTCTTAGCTTTAAGCATGTACTGAATGGTTGCCCATTTTGGATCGTAACCGCGTTCTTTCGATATTTTTACCAATTCCTCTAACGTACTGGCGCGCCCAACCTCCTGCCGCTTCTGCTTCTTTAATATATCAACCTCGGTAATCTCCTGCAACTTTCCTTCTACCTGCTTAGGCGTGGTATCGCGTATCGGATATATATGTCCACATTCCGGACAAACGGGCGCAGGCTCGTGTACCGCAAAGCAACTCAAACATTGCGTAACTCTTACCGCGGTTTCCTGTTTTTTAGCACTGCGTTTTTTGCGTTCGCCTTCTAGTGTCCATTCTTGAATATCGGTCGGTAATCCATGACGCTGAGTGTTGTTTACGTGATCTAAAATTATAGCGTAAGGTTTCTCGGATGCAGCGATTGCAGCTAAACGCCCTGCTTGCGTTTTTAAATCGTAACCATCAGCATATACAGGTCTTAAAACCCTACCGCGCTGCTGCATATTAAGCGTTTTACTTTGTGTTGGGCGCAACTCTATAGCACAGGTCGCTCTTGGTATATCTGTTCCTTCTGATATTAACTCACACGATGTTAAACCCTGAACTTCGCCTGTAGCTAAACCATTGATGAGCCATTCGCGTTTATCATCATCAGTATTACCGTCGATAGAATAGAACTTATGACCAGAGTCTCTAAATTCCTGCGCTACATGTTCTGCGTGCGCAACGGTAACACAAAATACAATTGTAGGCACTCCGTTACATAATTCCTCATAATGCTGCACCGCACTACCGGTAATTTTAGGTTTATCGACTAAATCCGAAAGTTGCTGTTTATTGTAATCCGAACCTGACTTATCAACGCCGGACAAATCTAAATATTCAGGAGTTCCGTAAACTTTTGGATATACCAAATATCCCTGCTCCATTAGCCACTTAGCTTGTGGCCCCATTATTAGTTTACTAAAATGCCCACCGTAATCAATACCCAACCCCTGACCGTCCGAACGGGTTGGTGTGGCAGTTACGCCTATAATCCGTAATTTTGAATTTTGTTCTTTAAAGAAATCAATTATTTTAGTATACGATTTAGCATTACTGTGATGGCATTCGTCAATTATTATAAAATCAGGTATCCAGTTTATTGAAGCGAAATAATTTAATCTTCCAACTATTGTACCAACGCTTGCGACCTGGATGTTGGTTTGAAAATTTGGCGTATACAATGAATTAACCATACCATGCTCCACTTCGAATTTAAGCAGGGCTTTTGAGGTTTGGCGTAGTAATTCTATACGGTGGACTAAAATAATACCTTTAGAGCCTTTTAAATTAGCCTTAAGAGAAATATATGTAAATAGCACAGTTTTGCCAGAACCTGTTGGGCTTACGTATAAAACTTCGTTGCATGATTCCTTAAAAGCCTGCGTAATATCTGTTAAACCATCTTCTTGATAGTCTCGCGGGGTTAAGGCTATCATAATATTAAAAATTAATAGTTAGTTCTTTACCTGTGAGTGCGTGATATATATTTTGTAGCCTATGAACGAATAAAAATTTATCATAATCATAGTTATGTAAACATATTAAGTCATTAATAGTTTTACCGTCATCAACTAATTCTTGTATAAAAAGCATTTCATTTGGATTCCCAACGCATCCTATTGATAATTGACGATTCCTTCCAACATCTTTAATTAAACTGTTACTTATAGTAAAATGAGGTATTTTTTCAAACCCAGCCTTCAATAAAATATCTTCGGTTATTGGTATTCCTGTAAATTGAAATAAATCAATCCATTCCGTTTCTTCAGTTTTAGGTATATACACTACTACACCTTGTTCGTCAATTTCTTTTACATGACTTACTAATCCATCGAAATCTATACAATTCCCTCTACGCAATTCATTCGCCTGTATCATAAACTTTCAGATTTACTGGCAGCCAATGCCGTGATGGTTTCTTTAATTTTGTCGTAGGTCTGGAATGCTTTTGGATCTTCCTCCCAGTTCTGCATCGTCGCATAAGGTATTTTAGCCTCTCGCAATACTTCTGCGGGTTTTAGTCCGTTTTCGTCGCACAAACGAACTATCTCTTGTTTTCGTGTTTCTTTTTGCATGGTTTATATTTAAAAAGGTAAATGTGTAATTTTGTCTTTCGTAATCTCTTGTAACGAATTATATAAATCCTCTTTTGTGTTAAAAACACCTGTATCATTTATAGTTGCTACAGACCCTCCGTTAACAACGAATTCATAAGTGGTTCTTGAATAAGTTTCTGTTTGCTCAAATTTTACTTTATTTATAGGCAGGAAATAAAGTTCATTATTGTGCAGAAAAAACACAGTGTCTTTTGGTTTTCTTAAATTTTGCATTTTTATAAATTATTTTGATACCGCAAATATAATACATTAATTTTAATGAAAAATATTTTTTTATTCAAAATGTTAGTTGTAGGTTTGCTGAACTAAAAATAGAAATTATGACACCAACCGAAAAATTAATAATACTTAAAGAGTATGAGAACTTAGGCTTAGATACTGAGTTTGTAGAATCTATAATGGATGACAGGGGTTTTATACCTGAACACGAATGGGAAGAATTTAATCCTTATTTGCATGAGTGGGATATGGAATGTTCTTTCGGTGTTACTAAATTCAGGCCAGTAAACATTTATCCGAAACTTAAATCTTTGTAACCGATGACACCAACTGAAAAAACCCAACTCCGCCACGCCATCGTAAAATCTCCCGGATTAATCGATATGCTCAAAACAGCTATTAAAAACGATAATCAGTTAAATAAAACGAATGCTATCTGTGTTTTAGCTGTTCGCTCAGGTCTAAGTAAAGAGTTTGTAAGTGAAAATATTAATGAAATAATAGAGCTATGAGTAATTTTAAAGTAGGGCAGAAAGTTGTTTGTGTTGAAAGACCGCCAAGAGATAATTTTGATGAATTCTATGGTCTTGTAGATCCTCTTTTGAATGATATTTATACAATCAGAGAATTAGATGGTATTTACATTAGATTAGAAGAAATAAAAAATCCTTTATTGCAATATAGTGATGGTGTCAACGAATGTGCTTTTAAAGCGTCATATTTCCGCCCCTTAGACCATGCTTTCGCCGATGAAGTAGAGGCTATGATTAAAGAGCAGATTAAACAGGATGAATTAATAAATATATAATTATGACAAACCTAATAAAAGAATGGGCAATATCCTGCCACGAAGATACCAATCACAAGTATGATGGTAAACCTTACGAATTGCATTTAAATTTAGTTGTTAGTGTTGCAAGAGAGTTTTTATACCTTGTACCTTTATCGGATGCAGACGCTGTTATACAGGCGTGCTGGTGTCACGATGTAATTGAGGATTGCCGAAAAACCTACAACGATGTTAAGGAAGCGGCAGGCGTTCAGGTAGCAGAAATAGTTTATGCGCTAACTAACGAAAAGGGCAAGAACAGAAAAGAGCGCGCTAATGATAAATATTACAAAGGCATAAGAGATACTCAATATGCTGCTTTTGTAAAAATATGCGATCGTATTGCTAATATTCAATATTCCGTGGCTACGAATAGCAGAATGCTTGATGTTTACAGAAAGGAATCAAGTAATTTTGAGCAGGAGTTATTTTCGCCCGTATATCAGGTTATGTTTAATAGGATAGACTTTTTTCTGAAACATTATGCAATCTAACTCTATAACCAAACACGGCTTAGACCTCATTCTAAAATCCCCTAAGCAATACTGGTATCATTACCTACGTGAGGGCAGGGAGGAATACGCACCATCATCCGCCACGGTTTTCGATATGGCTTTGCGCGCATCGGTTTTACATAAATATGAATTTAATAAGCTGTATGTTCGGCGACCTAATTACGACCGCAGGAAAACACTTGAAAAACACGATGATGATTTACTCATTGCTGCATGTAAAAATAACGGACAGTTTCTATTACCGGCAGAAAAATACGATACGGTTATCGAAATGACAGCCGCTATTAAGGAACATAAAACCTGCAACATATTATTCAATTCAGGCAGTTCAGGAGAAAACACAGAATTTATGCATCCTGATAGCGAAGCGGTAATTTCTATAAAACCGCATTGGGTTTCAGATAACGGATTAATCGTGAATTTAACCAGCACAACTGATATTTCAAAAACCGCTAAAGATGCAGTGTTATTTAACAGGCATCGTAAAGCAGCGATTTTAACCGACGTATTTCATTTGCCTGTAGTTTTTGTTATTGTTGAGGAAAAACCGCCTTACAACATCGAAATATCAGTTTTAGACAGCCGAAGCTTGCAGTTGGGGCGTGAGGAATATATAGCTGCCAGTAAAATATATTCTGAATGCCTTAGTTCCGGTAAATGGGGCGGCATGAGTGAAGAAATTAAAATAATAAGTTTACCTGAATGGGTATTTAATAAGTAGTGTTACGAGAAAAGGATTTAAAGTAGGTTATTCATTGACTCAGAAATCCACATGCGTATTGGTATATAATGTAGAAGAAAGCAATTTTATAAGTATTATTGGGTGGATAAGTCCGTGGGCGGCTAAATTTACTATGGCCGGCTATTCTGATTGCGTTGGAATATGGCAGCCCAAAGGAACTAAACAAAACCGTAAGCCATGAGCGAACACATCGAAACATTCAATTCCTTCATCGGCAAGCGTGACCGTGTAGCCGTAATCGGATCACGAGGTTTCAGCGATTATAAATTATTTGCTGATAAAATACACCATTTCACTAAAAACATTGAAAATATATGCTTCATAAGTGGTGGTTGTAAAACAGGTGCGGATAACTTAATTGAAAGGTACTGCAACGATAATAATTTACCAATACTGATATTTTACCCTAACTATGCGGAATTTGGTAAATTAGCACCTTTGAAACGTAACCATCAGATAGTGGATAACTGCGATATGCTGATTGCGTTTTGGGATGGCGTAAGCACAGGAACAAAATATACGTTGGATTTGGTGGATGAAAAATTAATACCTAATAGAATAGTAAAAATATGAAATGAAACGAGATAAAAATGAGTATCAGGCTAAGTATATTTATTTAACTAAGTCTATAATACCTGATAATTTCGACATACATCATATAGACGGCAATAGAAATAATAATCTTATAGATAATTTAGTTTGTCTGCCCGTAAAGTTGCATAGTGATTATCATAAGTATTTTATGAATGGAGATTTTGAGAAATTAGAACAAACTGAATTAAACATAACCTATTGGGTTATATTCAGAAATTATTTATTAGGTAAGCTGCATTATTTTATAGACGGCTTCAGTTACGAAAACAATAATTTAAATCCGGCGGGATAACGCATAAAAATTATGTCAGAAATAACAGTTACAGGCAGGGTTAAATTCATTGGAGAAATGGTAACCCGAGGAACATTTAGCAGTAGGGAAATTGTAGTAACTACAGACGAGCAATACCCGCAACACATAAATATCCAATTTGCCCAGGATAAATGCGATTATCTCGATAAATATTCTATAGGTCAGCCTGTAGAAATAGCAGTAAATTTACGTGGCCGCGAATGGGTCAACCCACAAGGCGAAACAAAATACTTCAATACCATTCAGGGGTGGAGGATAAAGGCAGGAGAAGGAGCTGCACCACAACAACCAGCACCCGTATTCCCTGCTCCGTGGCCGAGTGCCGCGCCCGTAAAAACATATCAGCATACCGATGCGACCATTACATTAGACAGGTATTTAGCAACGCTAGGGTGGACTTATGATGTTTTAGTAGCTAAAGGTAAAGGTATTTGGGTTGAAGCCACACCGGGCGTGCCTGCTGCTGAGGATGATAACGATGGATTGCCATTTTAAAATGGTAATTTTTTTAAATTTATATTTTTACCTTTCTAAATAAAAACATATCTTTATATAAAATAAATAATATATGAAGATATGTTTTAAATGCAATTTAGAATTACCATTTAGTGATTTCTATAAACACGCACAAATGAAGGATGGCTACTTAGGTAAATGCAAAACATGTACCAAAAAAGACAGTTCTGTTAATGAAGCCAAAATAAGATCTACACCCGAGGGGCTTGAAAGAGACAGGCAAAGGCATCGTGATAAATATTTTAAGCTAAACTATCGAGAGAAGCAAAAAATTTGGGATAAAGATAAACCGTGGAAACAAAGTCCTATTTATAAAAGCCTACACAAACGGTTTAAAGTACCTAAAGGTTTTGAATTGCATCATTGGAATTATGAAGATAAATATTTAGAAGATGTATTTTTAATGACTGTTTCAGAACACAGAAAATCTCACATGCATATTAAATTAGATTTAGAAAACAAAATATTTAAAACTGATACAGGCGAATTATTAAAAACAAAATCAGACCATTTACAATACTTAATTTCAAAGGGTATTAAATTTTAAAATTATGTCAGAAAATAAACTACCAAAAATTAATGACCTGTACAAAGATGTGCAGCTTGCTCAATCTAACGATGTATTAACCGCATTGCTTAATCAGCCTCCAAAACAGGAATGGGTAAAAACCCATCCTTACATTGCTAATTACAAGTATCTGCCTATAGATAAGGTGGAGTTCCTGCTTAAAAAAATATTCAAGGCCTATAGAATTGAGGTTTTACGTGAGGGAACGGCCTTTAATGGTGTATACGTTATTGTTAGGGTTCATTACCAAAATCCGGTTACAGGCAATTGGGATTATCACGATGGTGTAGGAGCAAAGGAACTACAGACCAAAAAAGGAGAATCCGCTGCTAATTTAGCGATGATAAATCCAGGCGCATTAGCAATGGCATTTCCTATAGCCAAAACAGTTGCTATAAAAGATGCTTGTGATCATTTCGGGATGCTGTTCGGATCTGACCTTAACCGTAAGGACGTAATGAGTATCGGTGTAGATGAAAATCTGCAATCAAAAAATGCTATAGACGAAATAAACAAACTCGTTAAACAGCCTGTAACTGAAACGCACGATTTCGAAGTTATTCAGCCCGATATTGTTTCGCCTGTAAATAATTCGATTGAAGTTACTGAACCGCTGGATATTCCAGCCCCCGAACCATTGATGCCGGAATTACCAAACGATAAGGATTTTTAAAATATAATCACTATATTTACCCCGTCATAATTTCTATCTAAAACCAGTTTACTGTATAGCTGCTAACATAGCCCTTATACATGAACTGGTTTTTTTATTTCCATAAAATACAAAACCCGACAACAATTCAATATGCCGGGCTTCGAAACTAATTCCGTGTGGAATCAATATTATTCTGCTTCTTTGAATTCGCAAACATATTCTTTCCCGGGCTTAAAAAATAATAATGCATCGGGATTTGTTATATGCATCTTTACAGAGGCATTTGGGGTATAAATGCTAAATGTTTTGTTTTCTTCCGAAGTATTTGTTACGGCAGAAAGATTAGCTTCTACATTGTTGTTTCCGTAATCTACAACAGAACCAACTTTAAATTTTGCTAAAAGTGTTTTCATTATTTGCTTAATTTTTTAAATGTTAGCTGCAAATATATGAATTATATATTCGGATAAATAAACCCGTTTTCATTTATATATTTACCGGAATTTACCGTGTTCTGCAGTCCCTGCCAATTGTAACCGAAGGTTTTTTCAAAGTGCGGCATATCAGGAAACGATCGCCAGTCTCCGCCCCATACCCAACCAATGGACTTAAAATATTTTACTACTTCCATCCAATCGGCTATCCCGTCTTTGTCATTATCAGCCACAACACTCCATGATGCGGTTTCGAAAATCCCGTCGTTATTTTTATCTAAAAGCAACACAATGTCAAAAGCCAGCCCGTAATTATGTATGGATTGTCCGGCTTTAGCATTCGTAACCTTATTACCTGGTTTAGTCCTTCCCTGAGCGTATAAGGCTGCTTGCTCTGTTAAACTCCTGTAGGTGTACGCAAAACGTAATCTAACGCCTTTTCCAAGTAGTTTATCGTTTACGTGCCTGTAAGCCTGTAAAACCTCATTGCGTACTTTAGGATGCATCTGCTGTATTCGGTATATGGTTATTAAATCGTCTGCCATAATATTTAATTTTTATCGTTTTTCTGATACTCCTTCAATTTATCATCCCGGTATTTATTGTAATGTATTAAACAAACCCAAAACACAACTGCTGCAATAATCGCTATTTCAGGTCTAACATGTATTAATCCGTCTTTAAGCTGTTTCAGGTACGCCAGTATAATTACAAATACACTTAGCATTAAAGGAGGCACTGATAGCAAATATTTATTACTCATGAGCCATTCGTAGGGCTTTCGGTCTTTATGCCTTATACAGCGCATAAACACGTACCAGTAACTGTATTTCATTCCGGACACGATGTAACTCATATAAACTATAAAAGTCATCATAAGTATAATCAATAATATGTTTGCAGCATCAATCATGGTTTTCATCTTTTATTTCTTCATCAGCTAATAACTTTTTTAGCATACCTTTAAAATAAGCGGTTAAACCCTGCTTAAATATTTTATCCATCAAACTTACAATGAAAACACTAAATATACTCACAAAGAAAATATAAGTTGTTACAGGCCATTTAGTTTCAAGTAAAGGCCACATGTTTAGACCGAACCAAGATAACCCGACAATGTACAGTATCTGAATAAGGGTTCTTGTCCATGTTAATTGTTTATTCTGTATGTCCATACCTAAGCGTATAGCGTATCCCGTAAGAGCTGCTAAAAATATAGATAACGAAAGCATAGGAGCTTCCTGCGAGGTTTCGGATACTATTACCGTGGTAATTAATATAAATATCTTGTTTAGCATAGTTAGCAATTACACGGTAAAGATAATTAAATTCTGTGGGTTATTTTACCCATAACGAAAACTGTTATCGTACAGTAAATTACAATAGAGAACCATGCAAAATACTGCGCTGTATCTATCCCAAATAAAATATAGTATTCATTGGTTAGCCACATAAAAATTAACCCAGCGTAGGATGTTTTACCTATCGTGTTAAACCTCCCGCTAAACATGAATAAAAGAAACAGCGTAGCTAATGAGGTGTTAAAAAATAAAAAACCCTGTTCGTTAAAATTTTCATATAAATTATTTACAGGCTCGTTATTGAAATACGGAAATAGCCTGTATTTACAGTAGGCTAAATACCCTATCACATTACACATATAGATAACAAAAACAACAATATTAATATCTATTTTTGTTAAATAAAATAAGCAGGCGTAAACCTGCTTAAATATATTTTTTAAACGTTCCATTATCTCGGGAACATTTTACGCGGGCGAATTATAGGCCATGCGTTATTTACCGAATCATAAGTTATCTCCCCTAAAGTTTCATTTCTTTTATCTGAAATTTCAACCGACTGAAATGTATCGAGAGGTAATACTTCGGTTGCATCATCGAGATAACCGTAATATTTAGTTCCTCCGATAAATGCTTTTTTACCTGCTGCAACTAATTTGTGCGCATCACTTTCGATAAAAACCTCTGCTACTGTGTAAGGCATAAAAATATTTTTAAAAATTGATAAAATGCGTAAATCATAAATGCTGCCCAAAACAGGACGGCTATTTTATAGGTTTTTCTGGAAAACCCCATTTCCCGGGTAATCTCGCTGAATATGTTTTGACGTTTTAATGCTGTCAGTTTGTTTTTTAAGGTCATCAGTGTTTTTGTTAATCTTGCCTGCATCACAACACCCGAAGTTTATTACTATAACCACAACGATTACAACGGCAACCCCTGTTAAACGGCTTAGAAATTCTTTCATTGTTTTTTAGCTAAATCAGAAATAGTTTCGTCTTTTTTAGTACCGCCTGTTGAAGCTCCAAAAAAGTAAGATATAACGCTGCTGGTTGTAGAAACTATAGCAATTAGTATCTGATCGTTCGGCTTAGTATGCTGCAATAGGTTTATGAAATAATAAGTAAATCCCAATAATATAACTATTAAAGCCAGTATAGGTTTAATGTGTTCACTTAGTGTTTTCATAGAGTAGTGATTTAAAATGCAGGAGTGTATGTCCTCCTGCATTTACAAATATACTAAATTATTGCTTTGCTGTAATTAAAAAATCTACATCCGCGTTAGCTACGGGCGTTGTGCTTGCTAAAAGTATCTCTAAATTTAATAACGCTGGTATTACGCTCGTTTGTTGATACACTTGGCAGGTAAACCCGGACACGGTGTTATTGTATATCCTGATTAGCTGCCTGCCTGTTGATGCCTGGTTTACGATGTTAGCCTGCACGTTAGGTATTATCTGATACGGGTTAGGGTATACTACCGTAATTATCCCGGATGCGTTGCTGGTGTACGTGTAGGGAACGGATAGTCCAGCTACAGGGGTTTCTTTAAACGATAGTCCCCACAACGAAATCATCGTAACGCATAGCAGCACTAAACCGATACTTAAAACTTTACTGAACGCATTTTTTTTCTTTACTTCTTCTTTCATGTTATATAAATTAATTGATTAAAATGATCCCGTTTTATCAAATGCTGTACCGTTCCATTGTACCCTAAGCCCTGAACCCTGCGTATTAAACTGAGGATTTGTAATGCCATCAACAGTACCGCCAACAGTTAGAACTCCAGTTCCTTTGTTTTTAATAACAAACTCCATATTAGTGGTTAACCCTGTAGGAAGGGTAAATGTACCGTTTCCAGAGGTAAGTGCTACATAATAATCAGCAGTAGTTATAGTGGTATTGCCGGTAAGCATTCTAACGGGTTTATTGTTGGCTACGGCGTTTAGTTGGGATAGGTTTACTGCATGCCCTGACAGAGTACCATTCGGCACGGTTACTGGCAATGAAAAACTTGCGCCGCTGGTAGAATTAAACGGTATAGAAGTTACAATCTGATCTAACAATACCCTGAATACACTCGTATGTACAGGACTGACACCTCCTGCAGCAACGGTATTACTACCTAAATCTAATAGTATTTTTTCGCCTGTACCGGCAGAACTTATAAATGGACTAACTAATATGCAACCAAAAGATGAATCTCCTGATTTATTTATAGTAGGCCTTAAAGCAAGCCCATGTGTCCTTCCTGTAGTTCCTGTCTGAGTTCCTGCTACTACGTTTTGATTTGCACCTGGTTGACTTGCTGAAGATATAGATCTAACCGCCCCTGAATCCCCTTGTGATGGCGAAACTATTAATTGATTACCGGCTACATCAAATATCATCCCTCCGAGAGTGCCGTTACCACCCTGTTCTGCGGTAATAGTCAAATTGCCTCCGTTTTCCCTAATAACAAACCTCCTGTAGTTAGTGCCGTCGTTATTAGTATAGAACGCAATACCCGTAGAACCAGCGTTAATTGTAATTGGATGCGTGATGCCGCTATTAGTACCGAAGCCTATACCTAATCCATTTGTTCCTTCAAATAGCTTAGTGCTTTCTGCCAATCCTGTGGCTGCGTATATCACAAACCTACCTGCAGTACCGTTTATTTGCGTTTTATCAGCTTTTAATCCTAAAGCTGTAGATAGTCCAGTTATTTCAGCTAACTGATAATCGTCTATTTGTGCGTGTTTTATTTTTGCCATGATTTATTATAATTGAAATACTCCTACGAACCATATATTACTTGATGCAAATGCTGAATTCGCAGTAGTGAGCGAATACGTTCCTCTCCTTGAAAAATACAACTTCATATTTGTATTTGCTACACCTGTGTATTGCGTACCATCAGGGTTGTAGAATTTTATTTGCGCAGATACGTTATTTACCGATCCTATCCTTACATCATAAGCTGACGTGTCTCTTGCGGTTGCCTGCACATCGTAAGTAGTACCGAAATTTTCAGTAGTAATAGTTAATACTCCCGATGCATACGACATCGTAGGGAATATATTATTAGTAGATGTAAATAAACCTGTAGTTGAATTATAGGTTATGTAATCGGATTGGTCGCTCTTGTACATAGAAATCTCAGCACTTCCTCTCAATACTGAGCTGCCCATAGTAACACCGTTTTTGGCATAAGTTTCATCAGGGGTTGCTATAAAACTTATTATATTATCGTAGGTTTTATTATAAGTTATTACAGGCATACCTGTACCGCTTGTTGTTACGCTAAGGCATCCACTCCTGCCGTAATGAGTGGCATCTTCTATAAATTCCCAAGTTCCGGCATTATTTCTAATAACACCCGCTATTATCTCTATAGTTCTGCCTGTTTCTCTTTGTATTGCCGGTATTTGAGATTGAGCCGCTTGCAGCTCTGCTATTGTTATGTAAGGAACTACTACCATTATGTATTTATTATATATTCGTAAACAGGATTTATTTCTTCTCCTGAAACTAAGGTTGGTAAAATTGTTATTGTTTTAGGCAGTGTTAAAGTATAATCTGTATTTAATTTTAGTTTAACTCCATTCCTGAATACAGCCCTTAGATTAGCTATGTTATTTGCTACAGTAAAAATATTAGACGAACTGTAAGTAAAATATTCATTGTCGCTTCCCGCTATATTTAACCCAATAACATCGGAATCGCTAATGTATAGAGTATTATCTGTTGTTAAATTCGGGGATGCACCTGCTATCATAGCCGCTATACCCTTCCTCTGTACATAGTCCAAATCCCCTGTAGCATTAGCTGTGAAATCTTGTAAACCCGTAAGTCCTGATGATAAAGGATAGTTAGATCCAATTACAGTGCCTTCCGCCTGTACACTTATGTTTGACTGGTAATTAGTAGTATTCTCTACTGTGTTTAACGATATTAAACCCTCGCCAAACAACATAAATGATTTTGAATCACTACTATTACTAAAAATTGTGAGATCGTTTTCTTCTCCTATAAATTCTATATCCCCCGTTACCGGAATTCCGCCAACAGTTCCTGTAAGCGGAATATAGTAAGGCGGCGTAGCATTTTCACTCAACAGCTGAAAATCACTAACCGTAGACTGCAATTGCCCCACTCCGTAAATACCCGATGCGCCTACAAATAAATACGACTGCTCTAAACCGTTTACAGTACCTTTAAATAACGTGTATCCATCGGTTTGCGGCTGTATTACAATAGGTGTAGTCTGAGTATTTAGCCACTCCGAAACATTCTGTGTAGTTAAAGCGCCGTAATTCACGATATCTGTTGTGGGGTCACTTTCTACTTCATCGGCAGCAGGAACATTAGCATTTATTAATCCTAAATCGCCTCGTGTTATCTGAATACCGCCCACCCCGTAAGTACCTTTACCTTTATTGAATAATTTATAAAAATAAGTAGACACAGTGTCGTTTTCGTTTACGCTAACCATAAACCAAACGCTTTGAATTTGGCTAACTGTGTATGAGGGTAAAGCGTTTATAGCCGCCAGTACATTTGTTAGGTCAGAACTATTGGTTAACACGTTTTTCCTTATATCGATATTATCCTGATCTATCCCTCCTGAAAATTCACTAAAAGGGATAGTTACTAATTCTCCTGCGTTTTCTCCGGAAATTATCCTGCCTATAGGCTCTACATTTTCTATGTCGGTTACAACATCAGGTTCGGTAACGAAATTAACTTTACCTTTTATAAGCTTCATATAATAAATTGTTTAATTACTTTCTTCATAGCCTGGTTCTCCTTCCATTGGGTAAAAATCTCCGTCGCCCCATTCTATGCTTGCTAAATCCGTGAGGTCGCCGCCTTTCCACCTGCCTGTATATAATACGGGATAACCGTCTGTATTAATTATCATAGCCTGAAAATAATCGCCAACCTCCTGCACATAAATATCTTGATTTGGCGTTAAATCGCCGTCTATGTACTGGTAGCCTTTTTTAAAAAACCTTGCTTCGTTAAACTCTGCTGGCCTGTCAATCAAATTCAATATCGGTGCAACCCCGAAACCTGTAGCATTTCCGCTTCCATCGGTTTGACTGCCTGTAATCAGGTAACTATCCGGTGGAAAATATCCGGGGTTTAAATAGTTTGCTAAATCCTGTAAATTAATATTCAGTAAAGGGTTTTGCATCGACCTGATAAATAACCCGTCTATGTATAGTATCTGCCCGTTACGTCCCGTGAACGATGGAACGTCAACATCGGTTAACTGTTTGAATTCATCTACACCACCCGAACCGCCGCCGCCTGTTCCGCCTGTGGGTATCCTGAAAAATGTTTCTTCTATCAAGTGTCCCTGTAACAATTCTGCGCTTACAGGCGTAACCATATTTTTAGACGGATCTACTTCGCTGTAATACGATATAACACTATAATATACATCGGGTAGTATTATCGCGCCTGTAATCGTATTTATCGTTATTAGATTTCCGTTACGGTTTCCTGTATACGCGTTGGCATCCCTTGTATCGGGTTCGTCATTCAGAACATACACCCAATGGTTAGCTGATTTCCTCGTTATTATTAATCTGTTTACAGGTATAGCCATAATTAAGTTGTTGGTAGTGAAAATATAACTACGTTTGAAATTATCCCGTAAACAGGGTATGTTATTCTAAAATACCTGTATTGTATCGATGATGCCGGGGTAGCTACAATTAAAGGACTGCTGTTTCCTCGCGTGTTACGAATCCAGTTTATACCATCCGTTGATATTTCCGCGAAAAATCCTGCGCTTGGCGATGTTGATAACGTGAAATCGTAGGTAAAATATAAACTGTAGGTATTTCCTATAGGGTTAAATTTCGGGTTATTTGTGCTTACTTGATTTAAATATATCGTTAATTCAGGTAACTGCAGAACATTAGAGCGTGTGCCTGTAATCGGATCGTAAACACTGTAATAAAAACCTCCGTTTATATGTCCCGGTACGCCAACGATATTTTCAGGAAACGAAGTATTTGCAACGCTCATTTCATCCGTCCATGTTACGCCGTCCAAACTCCATTGGAACAATAAAAATTCAGGATCAAAATTTATTTGCTGGTGCGTATACTGCACGACGTTTTCGTTTAGTGAATCTACAGCAGATAAAATTATCTCATATACTGGCAATGGTGGATCAGGTGGTATCGGTGGTACGTAATTAGGATTGTATAAATCGAATGGATCGCGCAGTAATAAAACTTCGCTCTCTATAAAATTCTCCCTGCCTTCGGTGTCTGGCGTTTCAGGTGCTTCTTTTAAATCCGTTCCCTGTAAATCTGAATAAACATATTGATTTCGAAACATATCTTTAAAACGCTCGAAAACCTCAATATCTACAACCCCTGTTTGCCAGCGTTCGTATTTACTGATTTGGCTAACGCGGTTTGTTTCTTTACCGCTGCCTATCTGTTTATAATTAACAAGCGTTAAATCTGATTTTTTTTGCCTGAACCATATAAATAACTGCGTGGATAGCATAGTATCTTCAAGGTTATTCCTGTAATCCCAACGTGAAGTATATTCTGCATTATCCTCAGATAAATAAAATGGTGTGCTATATATTGAGCCTGCTGCCTGCCTGAACTCGATGTAAACAGGCTGTAATCCGAAATCAAGCGATGTTATAGGTAAGAATGACCAGTCCACCTGTGGCAACCCTGTACGTGGATCGTTAAACGTTTGGATTATTTCAAAACACTCTGCCGGTATCTCGATTAATATATTGCCGCAAGCATCACGCAGCACCGCATCGTTAATTTCAAGGTTAATACCATCGGGCGCATACGTGCGTTGAATGTATTTGTAATCTGAATTAGGTAATAGTTGCACGCCTTCAAAATTATAAATATCCATAAAGGGGCTGTTACGATAGTACATTGCCTCGTTAAATGTATTGTATAATGATATGAAAGTAGGTTGCTGCATTTCGAGTGTAAATATACCGAATAAAAATAAAGTAAAAAAATAAATGTAATTATGCGTGCGTAATTAAAATATAGTAGTATATTTGTGAAAAATAAAACTAAATATTATGACACCAATTATCTTAAAAGCACTTAAAGATCACGGAGTACCTTACAAAAACGAAAACGGTATTTTATTAGCAGGAGAAGAATATACCAAAGAGCAGAAATATTTTTGCGATTGGGTAAATACGTCAGCATGGTCTATTAAAGATTTAAAAAATTTCTTAGGATACTAAACCGCCAGTATATTAATCATGAGTAAAATAAACCCAAAAAATGCAGGGCGTAAACTCGACTTCGGAGAACCCAGCAAGCGCGAAACATTCCGATTACCGGCATCACAATCGGATAGGATTAAAGGAGTAATTAATAGGTATCTAAATAAATTTAAGAAATGAAAAAAATTAACGCCGTCTCATTATTCTGTTTAGGTATCAGCTTCGGGATAAATATCATTAACATATTTGATAACATAATACTAAATAATATAAATTTAGTCATCATAAATTGTATAACAGAGGTTTTTATAATAATAATGGTTTTTATAATATTTTTAAAGAAATGAAACTGTTATTTAAAATATACCCTCTGTTTACGGTCTTAGGTTTAATAATGATGTTCGTGTCCATGTTTAGCGAGCATGAACCTTGGTTGTTGATATTTTTCTTTATAGGGTTTGGCTTAATGTTATTAGCTGCTAATCTTTATGAATTATCGGGAGATTCAAAACGCGATGATGAATACATTTTAGCGAGCCAAAGGAGAATTACTGAATTAGAGAAAGAAATCGATGCTATTAAACTAAAAACTAAATTACTTAAGAAATGAAAACAACCCTAAAAATAAAACACACCGATGGCGTAACCCCTGTATCAGTTACAGGTAATTTAATCGACGGAACATTTACAGGAGAATATAAATTTCAGGGTATGATGTATGGTGTTAATATTACTTACCCACCTAAGCCATGCAAACCATAATAATAACCCAAAACCACCCCGACCCAAATTACGCCCTGCCTTTAAATAATTTATTTACAGATTACGGGAAAAATCCTAACTATGAAAAAATAATTGAATTATGAAATATTACAGAACGCCTATAATTTTATTTTTAACACTCCTGATTATAGATTTAATTTTAACCTGTATATTAGGCTGGAATAGAGTTATTAATGCTCTTGTTCAAAATACTGACTTTTGGACTTTTGTTTCGTTATTAAATTTTGCATTTTCTATATGGTCGTTTAATATGGCTTACAAAACTTATAAAGGTCGGTAAATTATTATTCGGTTACTCGGTGTGCTTACGAATATTTGGAATAACAATAATTTAAATACTAAACGATATCAGCAGTAAAGGAAATTACGAACCAGAGGGTTGAGAGAAAGCCGTTAAGGCAGCAAAGGAACAGAAATTATTTGATGCCATCGTGGAAACATCCGATGCCATAATTCAGGGATTCAAAAACCACGGCACAGGAAAAACCCGAAACAAAATGACACATTTAAAACCTAAAAATAAAAAGAGGAAATGATAGAAATTAAATTTAGAGTATTTGATGTTGATTCATCAGAAATGCTGTTTACAGACTCAGATAACAACTACCGCGATTGGTTCTTTGAATTTCAAGGTGGGTTTTTGAAATTATTTACACCTGAAGAAGATGATTTTGCTGAAGAAAGAGAAGCTGTATTCATGCAATATACTGGCTTTGAAGATGCAGGAGGTATAGAACTATATGTTGATGATATTATCGAAGAGGATGGGAAGTTCTATATAATTGAATGGGACGAAAGTATGGGTATGTTCCAATGTACAAATATTCATTCGTTAGACAACATTGCTTTACATGAGTTTGACGGTGTTAATACGGTATGGCATCAGGGTAATAAACACGAAAACCCTGAATTACTAACTACCTAATCGCATACAAATTCAGCCACCCGCTAACCTCCTGAGCACTTACTGCCGCCCCGCTATCATTAATCCTAATACGGTTATATAGCACAGGCGGCAGTATTCGTTTACTGTTATAATCCTTTAGGGTTACGTATCCTAAACCGTCTATACTGTACCTAAATCCATCTTCGTAACCAACTCCGTTTATTACCCTGGCGTTACCCTCTGCGATAACAACCACCTGAAACTGATTGTACTTTTCCTCAAACATACCTTTCATTACCCCACCAAATTCTTCGGGAGTTTCTGCGCCGAATATTAAACCCGTCCACTCCATATTTTTAGGATAACCCTGAATAATTAAACCGTCCTGGTCTAATGTTTCAATATAACCTCTACTTAGCTTCACGGCGGACTGCAAGGCGAAATATTCAGCAATATTCATCTGTAACTCGCACTCAAAGTTAAAACGCGTTAAAATCGCTCCTTTAGGGTAGAATGTTTCGCCTTCAGTTATTACAGGCTCGCTACCGAATTGCGTAATCGCATTTTTACCATACAGGTATTTAGTATTTTTAATCGGTAAAGGATTATTTAATAATATCGTGGCTAACTCTGAATTGTAGTAATTTTCTAAAATACGCTGTTTCGTAAATCGTAAATTACCGAAATTATCGCCGTCATTTAATCCGCTTATTATTGTAAATCCTTCGTCAGTTCTTAATTTCAATGCTATAGAACTATCTATGATGTACGTGTATCTTGTATTTACATCAAGTAAATCGAAAAATTCACGCCCTGTAATATCGCCTATAGGCTGCAGGGTTAAATCCTGCCTTGTAACGCCTGTAACTACGTAATTTCCTGCATTAGTGGTATTCAGTATTTTAAATATACTTCCTACGACAATACCCAGCGTTACCCAGCTAAATGAATTATCATTTTTAAGACTTACAATCGGTATCGCGCCTGCCCTGGCAACGCTATGTATTAACTGTGATGTTTCGCTGCGTTCGCGTGTACCTGAAAACTGTGTAACATCTAATATCGCTATTTTATCATCATCCTGTGTGGCGGTATCATCAGTAGTTTCATTAGCTTTATTCAGCATGTCCTGAATATAGAACGGATCGCGGATAAAACCTATGGTTATATCACGGGTATCAGCAACCATATCGTTAGGGATATAGTTTTCGCTTTCGCCATGTACAATATCCAACGTGTTACCTGTAGTTGATTCTTTTTGGGAGGCGTAATTCGTGAACGAAATATTTACGGCGTTGCAGGTGGTGCGCTCATTTATTAATAAGCGCCATGTATCGTACTGCCTTACCGGTAACTCCGGAGTGTGGACGGTATATGTACCCATTCTAACGTTCCTGTAAAAATCCTCCCGTAACCCGAAAAATACAGTACCGTTATTTATCTGATAATCCCCGTTCAGCTCAGGTCGTATCTGTTTGTCTAAAATATCTTTCATAGATACATAGAAAGGCCTATCCAAACCACGCATCAACTGCGCGTTGGTTATAAACTGGTCGTAAAACTCGCCGCCAAACTCAAAACGGGGCGCGCTAACCGGTAAACCTGAATTAGACAGCGTAACATATTTTATAGCGTCTATGTAACGCACTGCGTCGATTATGCTGTTATACGCTACCTCGCTACCTTTAATCGTGAATTTTGACGGGTAAAATGTGTTTTTAGAAACGGCTATATCTGTACCTGCTGCGTGTATAAATACGAAGTAGAGGCATTCTCCCCTGTTTAAATCAGGTAACTGAATATCTGCTATAGTGCCGTTGTACTCATACGTTCTGCGGCTCGTATTAAGCACGCCTGTATCATATACAGTTATTCCGTTAGCGATATTAGCAGCTTTAAAATCATCGAAGCTTTCGCCGTAGACACCTTTAAATATTCTGCCGCGTATCTGCATGTTCGTAGCAGGCGGCGATTCGTTAGTCCACTCTGATTTAAGGTGTAGCTGCAAAGTCGCGGTTAAGCCGGTAAGATTTGAATCTGCCCTAAGAAACACGAAATTTTGCGGCGGTGTATTATAATCAGAGACGCTGTTACCGCCTGCCGTATCGGTTTCATTAACCAAATTAGTTAATGAGGCATCAATATCGCCTTTAGTAATATTCTGTATAGCGTTAAAAAAACCTGGCAGTATAGTATTACCCTGTGGTCCTAATGGTTGAAATCCTAACGGCCTGTAACGCGATATAACTATTTCAGACGGATTAGTCCACTCCGATTCCTTAGTATAGGGCTTAGCAGGCATGTAAATTTTATACTTAGCGCATGGCGTTATAGGCTCGCCCTTCAAATTTACCGTAGAAAATAAATCTACAGTAGTTTCCATCGTTTCTTTAAACTTCGCTTCGGTGCTATCCTGAATAACGGTAAACTCAAAGAATGTTTTACCATCCGTGTCAGGATCTATCATGTTTACGTTACCCAGCACAATAATACCATCGCCATAATCGATGCTTATTTTAACTTTAGCCTGATGCGATTGTAATTTCCAGTTCAGTAATAATAAATCAAGGCAGCCATTCATTTTATCCGTTACCCGGTATTTAAAACCTGAATCCCCGGCTGACTGCGTATCTCTGCCTTTCCTGCCGTCATCCTGTTTTATGGAGAACGAAACAGCATCAGCCCCTTGCGGTTCTTCAATTTCACGCACGCCGTGACCGGAAGTTATAAAGTCGAGATATATTCTTAATGCCATGTGGTAAAAGTAATAAATTTATTTGTATGTTTGTAGTCTATTAAATGGGTTTGATAGGTCATAATTTTGGTTCGGTTTTTTAGGGATACAGATATTTTTTAAATGTCTGTATTTTTTTTTGTGAAATAATTAAATATAAGTTGTATGTTTGTGGCACGGACAGCGACCCGTAACTAAAAACTTAACAATAGCCCTTTATTATACTGTCGCTGGTATTTTAGAGGGTTTATTATTTTATGAAAGTATTAAAAGTGTTGATTGCCTGTGAAGAAAGCCAGGCTGTTACGAAAGAGTTCAGAGCGTTAGGACATGAAGCTTTTAGCTGCGATATACTACCGTGCAGCGGTGGGCATCCCGAATGGCACTTACAACAGGATGTAACCGAATTATTAAAACATGAGTGGGATTTAGTTATTGCATTTCCGCCTTGTACCCATTTAGCATGCTCAGGTTCCAGGCACTTTGCTAAAAAAATTGAAGACGGTAGGCAACAACAAGGTGTAGACTTTTTTATGTTATTTACTAATATTGATTGTCAGTATGTTGTGATAGAAAACCCTATAGGAGTTATGAGTTCAAAATACAGAAAACCTAACCAAATAATTCAACCATTTCAATACGGGCATCCATCTAAAAAATCTACTTGCTTATGGTTAAAAAATACGCCATTACTCAAACCAACTAATATTGTTGAGCCTGAAATAATAACACTAAGTAATGGTAAGAAATTTTCTGCGGACTACATGAAAGGGGTAAAAAGAAGCAAAGCCGGTGAAAGTAGCGTAGAAAGGAGTAAGACTTATCCCGGCATCGCAAAAGCTATGGCAGAGCAATGGTCTGAATATATTTTATCTAAAATTTAATTATCATGGAAGATCAATACAAAAAGTACAGAGAATTCACGAAAGAGGAACGTGAATGGGTGAACAGGCTTAAGAAATTAATGAATGAAAAAGCGTGTGGCAATTTACTTATGTTCATTGGAAGTGGTAGTATGGTTATTTACACTACTCCAGGAGATTATAAAAGCAATCTTTATATGACCAGTGAAGGAGGAGTAGATCAATACGCTCCAAATTTTAATATAAATACTAAATGCGCCTGCGACGGTGGGGACTGGTAAATAATTTTTCACAAAACCCTACTTCAATTAAAATAAATAATTATATTTGCAATGCAGACCGCTACCTGCACAAACTCATAAGTCTTGAATGACTAACAGAGAAACCTCATAGAATGCTGTAGCGGCTTTTATGGGGTTTTCTTTTTATATTTTATTATTATGAAAACAATATTTAAGCAGAAATTAAAAATAACAGATTTACAGGTTGTTGAATTGCCTGTAAATTCTAAGTTTTTAACTGTTCAAATGCAGGATGGAATTCCTTGCTTGTGGTATGAGCATAATTCAGATGCCGTAACCGATAAATTCAATATTTATACTTTCGGTACTGGACACGAAATAACAACTGATAATAAAATCAGTTATCTGGCTACGTACCAATCAGGAATGTTTGTAGGACACGTTTATTACGCTAAACAATGATCCACTACAACGACCCAAAATACCAACAGGAACGCGCTAATGTAAAGCCTCTGAGTGTTGAGGAAATGCAGGAATGCATCGACGGTATTAACCAGCTTATACATAACACCAAGGAATATACTCCCTACTCTCAGGATTTATCTATAGTCGCTAATCTACAACGCCTGATATGGGATTACGAAAACCTGCAGCATATGAGGGAGACATACGAAGCCGCATTACAGGAAAAATACGATGAAGGATTTGAAAAGGGACACGCTTACGCAGTTAATACTTACATAAAATAAAAACCAAAATATTATGAGCAGACCAAAAGGAATTTCCGTTATCGTAAAAACAGAAGCGGAGTACAAAAAAGTACAGGATTTTTTAACTAAAGAGGTACTTTATGTTAATTGGCATCCGGTTATGGAAACTACAGAAACAGCTATAGTTTTAAAAGCTGATAAAAACAGCGATTTCTCTACAGGCAGTGTTGGATTGGCTGCATACCAGAGAGAGTGCGGAATAAAAACAATGCCGTTTATAGAAAACCTATCATCTTATTTAACGAATTAAAATTATGAGAAACATTAAAGATTTAAAACCTAATGAGTGCATTAAAATTAGCACTAAGAAGGAGGCGCGTAAAATATTTGAATTACTGGGAAGAAATCCGACTTATAATTTAAAATTATATGTGGGTTTTTATGTATTTTTTTCAGAACCTTATCCTGAAATGATTTTTAGCGAAAATTACCTCTCTAAAGGCATGGTATCTGTTAACGCCTCCGAATTCCTACCCAAGAAGCACAGCCGTAAAAAACAGCTTTATAACAGCATAGCGGAAAATACGCATGATATACAGGCGTTGCAATCAGCTTTTAAAATATTGGCTGATAAGGTTGATTCGTTGCCGTCAGTTAACTGGAGCGATAACGGTATTGTTAAGGTAAATATTCCAGGGCTTAAACTTGAAGATTCCGTCACTATAAGTCCCGAAGCGTTATTATTCGAGCCTGCCAGTAAACCTGAATCGTTAACTGAATTGCCTGAAAAGTGGTATATATCCGTAAACGATGGAAACCGTGGTATGATCGAGAAATGGCGCTCAGGACTTGAATCACTCAGAAATAAAACCCTTAGTTATGGGCTCTATGTTAATGAATCTGGCAGAGGTTTTTCAGGAATTCCCGAATCTACCGAAATATCGACCGAAGATTTTAAACGCTTAGTGCTTAAGGAAAATGTTTTGGAGGTGGGTAATTGGTATAAAGATAAATCCCGTGTCGATACAAGTGTTCCTTATAGGTTTATTTTTATAAAAAACATAAATGAAGGGAGTATTGAAACTTGTGGCTTTGATGGTTTTGGAAATTGGTTTACTGAATCATATTATAATTTAGATGAAGCTGTTTTAGCGACCCAACAAGAAGTTCAGTCCTCTTTAATAAACGAGGCTGAAAAAAGATACAAATTTGAACAAGAAATCAATGCTATAGATGATACTGAAAATGGCAGTCCAGTAAGAAAACAGCCCTTAATAGGCAGTGATTATCAATTTAAAGATGGACGATTATTTTCTTTAGGGTTTGGTAAATGGTGTGTTTTTAAAAACGGCATCTGGGCAGAGATAGTTAAGCCTGTTAAAGAAGAAATTGATTGGAGTAAGCCGGGGCAGTTGTTTGAGGCTGTAAGTGACGGTTGTATAATTTTAAACTCAGGAGAAAGCAACGAAAGGCAAATGCAAGGAATAATAGTTTATTCAACAACCAACGCGTATCCGTTAGGCTGTTTTAAATGTGGATGGTTAAAAAGCGACTTAAAACTATACACCGGCGAACCCATAACATTATCAAATTAGATCAACTTGGCGAGTGGGGTTTAATTTTAAAAGCCAGTAATATTATGTTACTGGCTTTTTACTTTTTATAAATTATTTAATCTTCCTCCCCTGAAAACTCGCTATCCTATTTTTATATTCGGTGCGTTGCCCTTGTCGTTCGCTGTAAGCTGAATATCCCTTAGCATCAAATGTAACACCGTTTACAGGCATCTTAGCTAATGTTTTATCCATGATACGCTCCATATCCGATGCGCTAACCCCTTCGACGCGGTTCATCGCCACCGCAGGCAACCCGCTATTTAAAATACCGCTGCTGGCAATATCAGGATAAACCTGCGAACCTTTAGGTAAATCAATCAACGTGTTTTTATTTGGCGTTAATGCCATTTTGCCATCAGGGTAACGGATAACCTCATGTTTGCCGCCATCCCCTACTAAGGCCTTGCCGCCTGGGTGGTAATCCGTACCTTCAGCATAAGCAGGAACAGGTTTAGACGCTATCAAACCGATTTGTATAGCTCCTAACGTACCTACTAATATTGATGCCGCTATATTAGGCAATGCTGCTACAACTGCGCTGGCAGTGTTTATAATAGCGTTAAACAACGCTGTTTCTTTAGCTGCCTTCGCTTCACGTGTGCGTATTTCACGTTTCTTGTCTGCTAATTGTTTTTCGAGTTCTTCTTCGGCATCAGCATTGCCACCTGCGAATTTTTTACGTATCTCATATTCACGCTCAATATTCGTTAATTCAGCATCGAAACGCGCCTGGTTATTCTGTTGCATGAAATTAAATACCTCCTGAAATGTAGACAATGCTGTTGTACCGATAACTTTTAATTTCTCCCCGGCGGTTTGTGCCTGGTCAATCATTTTATCGAATGTACTGCCGGTCTTACTTTCGATTTCTCCGGCCGAATTTACAAACTGGTATGTTACCTGATCGGTAAATTTAGCCAGCGAGCTTAAACCCATATCGCTAAGGAAACCTGATTTAATACTGTTGAATAATTCATCAGTAGCGGTTTTCATTTCATGGCGTAAATCTGCTACTTTTTGTAAACGTTCCGTTTCTGTATCTTTTAACGCCTGCTCATAACCTATTTGCTCTTTTAATAATTCATTTATCGCCTGGTTGTTTTCGATGTTAGGTTCTTGCAGTTTTATTTCTTCTATTTTAGCTTTAACCCGGTCTAAATCTATTTGCGTTAATTTATCAGCTCTGTCTAACGCTGCGTTATCCAAATCACGCATTTTATTAGCCAAATCGGTATATTGTTTCTCGGTGGTGCTACCTGAAACGCTCGCCAGTAATGAATTACGTTCTGATGTATCGCCTAATCCTAAACGTCCCTGAGTATTACGTGCATTTTGCGCCTGTATATCCAGTAATACGCCTTGCAGCTTACGCGCCGATTCAATCGTTAGTTTCGTTTTGTCATACTCGTATTTTTCATCAATTCGTTTTTTCTTGATGATGTATTTATAGTTTATTTCATCTAAATTAGCCTGCGTGGCTTTACCTTCTGAGATAGCTGTTTTATACGTTTCATTCTGGTTCTCGTTTTCAAGCTTATTTAAACGTATTTCTTCGTCATGCTCTAATTTCAATAACGCTTCTTTCTGGAAATAAAAATTATTTGCCGCAGCTAAACGGGTTTCATAATTTTTCTTGTCGTTATTCATTATTTCTTCTTCATCGGCAATATGATTTTCAGTATTTTGTCGTTGTAAATTATAGACTTCTTTCAGGTAATCGATGTCGGATTTTTGTTTCTTTGGTTTGCCTACACCTGCATAATCCTGCTTAGGTAGCGGTTTCTTTAAAAAGTCGTAAGCTGCCTGTAATTGTCCTAATGAAGTTTTAGTAGTATTCAAACTTGCATCATATAGAGTATTTAATTTTTTAATCTGGGATTCTATTTCTCCATTTCCAAAACCACCTATATTACCAAATTCCGCCTTAAATGCATCATTCTTTTTTTCTAAAGCAACGATCTGTTCGTTTATTGCGTCTCTTTCATCCCTTAACTCTTTTAATCGTTTTGGATTCTCAATTATTCTGTCTTTTGCCGCGTATTCAGCTAAATCTTGCTGTTGTTTAGTTAATTCTGCAAATCTTTTTTTATCATTAACAGCCTCTTTGTCTTTTACCGTAGCTAATTCTTTTAACTCTTTTAATTCCTGAGCATAGGCGGAATCTTCTATATACTTCAATTGTTCGTCCCTACGTTGTTCTTCTGATTTAGCTAAATCTGCCATTCCTTCGGCTGCGCCTTTTAAAAACTTAACCAATCCTGTTAAGCTTTTAGTGATTACGCTATCCCCTTCGCTTATCTGTTTTATTAAATTAGTCCACGCGTTACCTAAACGTGTAGTTTCTGCTGTAAGATTCTCTACTCTATTCAGGTTTTCAACGCCGTAGGCTTTTTCTAACTCTGCCGCGAATGCCGGCAATACTTCGGCCGCCAATACTTTACCATCCTTTAGTAGCTTGTTTAACTGAATTTCTGTAACACCCATAGATTTAGCAAGAATGCCAAATGCACCAGGCAAACGTTCTGCGAGCTGCCCGCGTATCTCCTCTGCTTGTACATTGCCTTTAGAAATCATTTGTTGCAAGGCTAAAAATGCACCCTGCTGCTGATCTACAGATAATCCCATTGCCCCGGCTGCTTTAGATACCGATTCAAATATCCCGTTTATCTGTTCTGCTGTAATAGCCCCCGATTCAATAGCGTTTTTACTGGCGGCATAAAATCCAGTATAAGAACGCGTCAATCCTTTTATTTCTATACCGTAAGCCTCGGATATACGTTGCAAAAAAGCCTGTGATTGCCCGAATAATTCATTTGTCCCAAGTACTTGTTTTAACGCAAAATCAAGGGATTGTAATTCACGGGTAGTGTTGAATATGTCTTTAGATATTGCCGCAAACGCCTGCACGCCACCAACAACACCAAAAGCCATTAAGAGGTCTTTTAAGCCTCTTGCCGCCTGCATAGGATAATTACCTACATTACGGTTAAATCTACCCACAGCACGATCCGCTGCAAGCACTCGTGTGTTTAAAGCATCGAACTGGCGTTGTGCATTTTGTAATTCACGGTTATACTGACGTTGTGTTTGCTCCCCGGTACGCCCACGCGCTATTAAATTTTGAACTGCACGGGCTGCAATATTTTGTTGTGCAGATAATCGTTCATAGGAATTAGCGAATGTAGAATTAGCCTGAGCCACCCTTGAAGCGTTAGCTGCCAGTAGACGTGTGTTAGTTATTTCCTCCTGTGTACGCTGATTACCTGCAGCACGCGCCTGAGTTTGCCTTGTTATAGCTTGGTTAGTAGTATCTATACCTGCTCTTAATCTGTTTTGCAGGTCAATTTGTTGCTGTATCAACTGATTGTTAGCCGCTAAAACCGTATTCAACTGCGTAATCAGCCCTCGCGCCTGACTGGGTATCTTAATATTTTTAAAAGCATTATTCAGCGTGTTAGCCTGCGTAACAGCAAGCTGCAAGTCTTTAGTAAGCTGCGTAACGCCTTTAATGCCTTTATTAAGATCGGTTATCGCGCCTTTTTCTAAAATACCTATAAATTCTCCGTTACTTGCCATTTTTATTATGTAGTTTTTTGAAGCTGTTAGATCGCTCTATAGCCGATTGTTTCAGGGCAATATATTTATACAGGCTTACATCGTCTGGTATTGTTCTTTCAAGAGCGTTTTCGATGGAAACCAAATCATTTTCGAATGAATGCTTTACTTTTTCGTTAACGGTTTTTTCGCTGGCTATTTCTTGGTTAAGCTGATTTTTTAGCTGCCCAATAACCGATGTTTGTACTCTTGATATTTCCTCTAACGGATCTTTTTTTAAGGAGAAATTAATCCTAACTCCTTCAATTGAGTTCAAAATATCCACAGCCTCTTTACGCTCCGCATGGGTCATAACAGTCATAGCTATATGATGCAAGCACAAATTAATCGTACTTATCTTAGTGTTTATGTCAAGCACACGGCATTTTTTTTTAAACCATTGGATTACTTTATCGTTGTTGTCAAGTAATACATATTCATCAAAAATAACATCGTAAGCGGCTTGTAATTCAGTTTCTGAAGCCTTGCCTAACTTAGTATAATCACTCGAATACATGACCTCAAAAAACAGTTTTGCAGGAATGTTACAATCATGCCAGTAAATTAGTGGTGCTGGCTGTTCGGTAGTGCGTTTACGTTTGAATAGAATCATATCCCTTAAGTTTTTTATCAAAATATACAACCCACTCGTCTTTGGTCATATTTAACCTATCCCAAGGCTCATAATTAGATACAGAGCGTTTTACGGGTATTTTTTCATCGTAATTTTCAAGAGCTTTTTTTAATCTGACAACAAATCCTTTTATGAATTCATTTTCAGGTTCTTCTTTCAGCCATTTAACAGCAGCCTGTAATTCATTAGATAATTTTTCGTAAGTTAAATAGTCAACTTTTACAGGCTTTTTAAATATCGATTTTATAAATTTCAGCATAGCGATACGTATATTATTTCCCCGCATTCCAGCGTTACAGGAATTTCTTTTAAATCACGATTATCCATTAACTTATCACAGGCAATATTTATATTTTTTTCATCAGCAGACGTGAACGCGGGTAATACCCTATCGAAATCAAGTAATTCCGATAATCTATTTATAAACACCTCTATACCTTTAATTATCCTCATTGCCCTAACTGTCTTTTAATAAACCTGATTAATAATGGCGCATGCACCTCACGCTGTAACCGTATCCATTCGCCCTGATTTAAACCCATAATATCTTTACCGTATTTACCTATTAAATCATTGGTCTTATCATCGGTGCTGTCAAAAGTGTACCTGCTATTTCCTAATGATTCAACAAACAACCCCCTTGTAAACGAACCTGTCAATATCAAATCGACTGTACCGCCTGCAAGAGGGTTCATTCTTTGCTTGAATAATCCGTATTCAGTATTACGGTAAAATCCTATAGCTGTGCCATCGGGCTTATCGCCGCGTTGAAATTCTTTATACTTCGCTGCTATTACCTGAGGATCCCTTTGGATTATCCTTCGTGTTTCCTCCGGTATTTCCGTTACTAACCGGTTTAACCTGCGTAGCATTTCCGCCGCTGATATTGCCATCTTTTAAGATTTTTTCAGCCAGTACATAGTCTTTAGGGCTTAACGATTCGTAAACCTGATCTACCTGGTCTTTGTGAGGTAAAGATAGGAAATTATCGTATGCCTCCTGCGAGCCGAAAGTAATATTACCAACGGCTGGTATTTTTTTACGTTTCATTATGCTACGGTTGTTAATGTTGCTGAAATTCCTTTGTATAGTTGGTTTTCGCCAACTAACGCTACATTTACAGGCGGCGTTGCTGTGGCATCCCATAATTCAACAACTACAGGTGTGCCAACAGTAAGTGCAGGTGTTGTAGTTATCCTGTAAGACCCCTCATTGATAAGCGGCACAACGGTAGCTATTGTTATAGCGGCATTCGTTACCGGGTTATATACCCTGAAGTTAGCCGCTGTAAGGGCTTCGATACCGTAAGAGGTATTAGTAGCCGCGTTAACCTGAATAGTTATTCCCGCAACCGCTGCGATGCCTGTAATAGTCGTGCCTGTTACTGCCGGTAAATCGTTAAAATCAACCTCTGACTGGTCAATGTTATACGTTACCATACGGCGGTTAAATTGCTGCTCATTCGTTAACTGGAACGAGAACCCTGTCATTGAATCGGTATCCCCTGTACGAGGCGTATATGTAGCAGCGTTAACCATTCCTGCCGTTAAACCTGTCACGTATTGACCATCCGGAGAAAGCGCCAAAATAAGCGTCCCTGAATCGTCGACAATGCCAATATCAAAGCGGTTAAATCCGTTTTTAGAGTATATAGCCTTGTGGTATCCGATGCCGTTATCAATATCAAATTGATACTGCGGTTTCGCGTTACGCACCACACTAAGTACACCACCTGTAAATTCCTGAGTAGTAACGTCCGGCGTGTTGTTGGTAAACTGTTTAGAACCCAGTACCGGTTGCCAATCTCCTGATTGAACCAACGCTACAAATCCCTCCTGGTCTAACGCTTCAAAAGCCGTGCGCAGCATTCTCCATCCTTTACGGATAAGAATAGGTGTTTTAAATTCGGTAAGGTACTGCTCGCAGCTTACGATACCTAATTCAAGGGTATCTTTATCGCAATTAATAGCATTTATTAATCCCATGATTTTAAGTGTATTTTATTGTTTTTAAACATTTATCGTTTATTGTAATCGTGGTATCGAAGCGTAATGCGTCGATAATATCAGTTGTTTTATTTTTTTCGCCGTCTCCGTAATTAGGAAACTCTACGGTAGTAAAAACTCCGTCCCAAACGAATATTTGCGATTTCGTAAATAACTGTTCAATGTTGCGGGCTAATGGAAATAGTATGTTATTATATGATGTAGCCCAACGCTGTGAGTTAGTCATATCAATAGCCGTGTTCCTTGTTGCCAGTATAAGCGTTAATGTAGCCGTTGCAGCTACCTGTTTCGTGTCATGCTCAATAGTATTCGCCGAATTATAAATAATCGGGTATACAGGCTTGCTTGGATCGTTACCGAACAACTTAATTAGTTTATTCAGATGATAATCGTCTCCCCATTCGTAACGCGGTTTAAACCCCTCCGAAACAGGATCTAACGTGGCTCCAATGTAAGGCAGCGTATCGAACGCATCAATCAGCCTTTTATGTACGTTTATCATATCCCTAAAATATTTTGAATTTGATAAAACCCAAAATTACCTATACTGTAATCGGCTTGGTTTTCATTTAGGAATTGGTACAAGCTCACAAAATTAGGCGTGTAACTTCCGTATAATATACAGCCGCATCCATGATGATACTGATACATGCTAACGAATTCATTCCAGTAATCGATAACACGCTGCTCTGCTAAAACGGGTGTTGAATTAGCGGATTCTGCGCGCTCCAATCCAGTTGTATTAAATTGTACTGATTCGTATTTCAGGAAATTAACATACACATAGTATCCGATTATATCGCGTAAACCGTCAAATCGTTTATTATCGTAAGTTTTACCGTTTACGAGGTCATACCATTTGTTGCCCGGCACATAATCTGTTACAGACCCCATTACGGCTACCAGTAAATCATACTGCTCAGCTCCTAACGCATTAATCAATAACAATCGCTCATACTTCACTATGGCAGCCGTTAATTTATCCTGATTGTTAGGCTGCGTACCACCGTGTATATCGGGTACTGCCTGAACGTTCGGGATAAAAAGTTTGCCTGTAAAGTATGATTTATCGATTATCATTATAGTTTCTCTATTACTCCTGCTTTATCGTAAATAGCGTATGCAACGTCAGAAACAGACAACTCGTCTCCTTCTTTCATATGTTTACCGAAATCCCTTGTAAACCTTACAGGCGTAGTTCTTTCAAGGTTTATCACAACGCCTTCCGTTTTGCCCTCGGCAATTAATTTTTTACTTTTTGCGCCCTGCTCTTTGTAGTAGGCGTTAGTAATTCCTGCCACTTCGTTTTTTACAGGTGTTTCATCTACTGTTAGCCCTTTAGCCATGATGTTTTAAATTTATAGGTTAAACCCCGCCGAAACGGGGATGTAATAATTTATGCTGCTGTAATTAAAGTTTTCACGTTAGCGAACGTATCAGATACAATCGCCGTACGTGTTGCGTTAGGTATTAGCGTAGCCACGAAACGCTCTACAACATGCGTACGTATGTTTCGCGATAAACCTGAAGCACCTGCTGTAGTAGCATCTGTACGTCCGTCTGTCTCGAAATACAATAATTCGCCGTCCAAGCCAACTTTAACACCTTGTATAAAGTCGCCTACAAGGAATCTGTCAGCCGCTATAGTAGGATCAATTACCCATCGAATTATACGCCCCTGGTAAGATATTCCGATTTCTCCAACAAGAGAAATAGCGTTACCATTCCAAACAGAGTAGTGTCCGTCTGAAGCTTTAGAATGTATCATCCTGTACCACGCAGCAGGCGAAAGAACAACAGCGTTAGGCACGTAACCAAGTGTCTGAAGCTGCGCTATAACAGCACCTATAGCATCGTAATCGTTAGGATCTTCGTTCACTACGAGCGAAGCATTAGGAGTAAACGCGGTTCCTGCCGCTACTACTGCTGCCAGTACAGATGCAGGTGTTTTGTCCATTACAAGCTCAGCGATTTTACTCTGTATAGCGTTAGCTATTGTAGGATAAAAACGTCTTAGTTGGGTTGTCGTAGCCCACTCTGCTGCTACCGCTAAAGCTTCCGCCTGTTGCCCGGCATACGTTACTTTAACTATAGGTTTTAATGTACATTCAGGCGTGATAGCCGCATCGCCCGTAAAACTTTCGTTTAGGATATACAGGTTAGCCTCCTGAAGCGGCCTAACATCTACAACTTCCATTATAGGGCTGTATGGCTTCCTGTAACGTGCAATACCTATATTTTGCGAAGCCCTCAACACGTAACCGGAATCTATAGCCTGCGTTGCGCCTGCGGTTGGAAATTGAGTAGAGTTAACAAGAGTAGATGATAAAACATCGCTTGATATAGTTACTTTCTCTACATCAATTTTAATTTTATCCTGCCCTTTTATAGAAAACTCGCCGTCTTTAGGGACTTCATCATAAGCCGCTTTAAACGCCTCCATGATATCCATTTTATTATTAGCCTCACTAACCGTTTTAAGAGCTACAAGAGATTTACCCTGCTCCTCGATTATAGCTTTTTGCTCGTTAAGCGCATCGTTAGCTGTTTTAAGTTCAGCTTTCAGCGAGTCGCCGATAACTTTAACCTGTTCAGCAACCTGCGTTTTAACAGCCTCGCTTTGTTTATTGTCTTCGTACTCCCTTTTGGCAGTAACATATTTTTCCTGTTCTTCAGGTGTCATTGCGGAAAGTTCTGCCGCGCTTTTGTACTTAAAATCCATTGTTTATAGATTAAGATTAAAATAATTTTTTTCTACTCCGTTTTGAGTGGATTCCTCCGGCTCTATTTTTGAAGTGCCTTCAGCGGCTTCATTTTCTTTTTGATATAATACAGGTGTTGCGCTGTTTGACCCAAATAATACAAGACTGCCCTCTTTTTCTACACTTGCCTCGTCGATTGCCCAGAAATACCCTGCAGCCTCAGCGGCTTCTTTGTTTACAACTAAATCTATCCTGTCTTTCCATAGCTGATTTTGCTTAGCCAGCCCCTCATCATCAGATTTAGCAGCCAACGCTATGGATATGTAACGCATCCTTACAGAGTTTTCAAAAGATACCATTTCACTAAAAAGATCTTTAACTTTTGGTATTCTTATTTTGTCTTTAGCGATCTCAAATATTAATGCCTGTGTTTCTCCTTCATAAGGTAGGTTCAAATCGCTCCACGGCATGTTTTTTACAAATGCCCGTACATCGTTAGGGTATGCAATTACATTATCAATCGAAAGCTTATGTTCAAGAACGTAAAAAATCTTGTTTACCTTATCTTTTAGTGTTTTATTCCAAAGGTTAGGGAAATGCACATCGCCATGGCTATCTAAAAAATTGGTAGTATTAATTACTGGGTAAACAAAACCCTCTTTTATAAAATTTAGTGCTTTTTCTGCCCCGGCATCAGGAATTGAAATAAAGAAATTAACGCTGTCAGTTTCTTTAATAGCAGCTTTTTTAAGCTCAACTATTTTAGATTCGTTAGCTGACAATTCTTTCAGCATTTCTGCTGTAGTATCAAAATGTTTATTTAATTCCTTGCAAAATACTTTCATTTTTTCACGTCTTTATTGCTTTTCAGCGTTTCGATCTTACTGGCAATTTCTTTTTTCAAATCAGGATCGGTCGTTTTATCGGCTGTATCCTGTAGTTTTTTTATAGTTTCATCTACTTTCATGACAGTATTTTCATATCAGTTAGCATTTTTTTCATTTCAGGCGCGGTAATTACACCGTCAGCCATGAGAACTGATAAATTATCAATAATCAGTTTGTTTGTCTCGTGTACCTGGTTATTTGTTTTAGCTACGCTGCTAACGTGGTCATAGCTTACTGAAATACCTGCTGTGAAATTAGCAAATTCCGCGTTAAACGTTTTCACTATGTTTGAGGCTATCGGCATTACTTCATTTTCATATAGCGATGATTCCGCAATTCCTTTATTGTCGAACGTATTATCTTTACCGTATGGGCTTAACTCTGCAGGCACGCCAAAAGCATCATAAATCGCCAGTATATCAGTTTCGACCATTTCATAGAACTTCAAGCCATTCAACCCCTCCGCTAAATTGTAGCCGTCAACACCTTTTCTTGCGACTATGATCCTGTTACTGATACCACGAGAATTAAGTTTGTCCTCCATGTCATCTTTCTCGGTACGTGGGGCAGCTTGACCTGGAGCGGTTGGCATTGTTATCATTGGCGCATTTAAACCTTCATCGATTGGGCTGCCTGTAGTAGCTTTAGGGCTAATCAACGTAACCCCAGAGTTACATATCTGAATGTTCTTAGCTATCTGTGCATCTTCAATATTTTTAACCTGTGAACGTAGCGGTCTTATACGGCTGTAACCTTTATCATCGTTGATGTTCTTTTTAACATCGTAGAAGAATATAACATCTATTTTTTTTATCGTTTCTGACTTACCATCTACCACCGTTTTAACTGAATTTGCCAGTATTTCAGTATCGTCAGGGTTAAGGTTAATCAGTTGAAGCGTTTCCATATTACCTACTGACTGCCATTTTTTCCAGATCATTGTATATCCGGGAGACAGCAGATAGATGCAAAACTCTTTTAAAAATTCCTCCGTAGTCTGTTTATCGTTAGGATTCTGAATAACCCTCAGTAATTTATCATTCTCATTCTCGCTTGTAAACTTAGCGTTAGAAAGCGATTTAGCTATCTTACCTATCACGTTACCTAACACGAAGTTGTTTTCTACCAGCTTAACGTACTTCGTTGAGTTATCGTAATTAATACCCTGAAACGTATAACCGTTGTAGACATCGAAACTTCCTTCTACAGGCTGACCGTTTATAATCATCATTCGTTTATCGATGCTATTATCAGCTTCGCCCCTAAACGAAGGCCATGTCATTGGATTGTACCAGCTCATACCCATAAAGCATTAAAGGCTATGCCTAAATTAATAAGCATAGCCTTTTGAGTTGTAATATGAGGGGTAACCTGTATCTTCACAGATTTTAATATTTTATGTTAACCCTGTAAAGGGATATTGTATTGCAAATATAACTAAAATTTGTTATAAGCAATAAATTATTTTATTTTAGACGATTCCTGTAATTTATATAGCTGCGTATATAGAATATTCTGTATAGCATGAATGTGAAAACGAATATCGTTATTATCATCAGGGTGCTGTTCTGTGTGTGGTATTTTTAAATACTCATTCCATAAATCAGCAGAAATATTTAAGATTCTATCTTGCTGGGATTGGGTTGAGATTTTACAATCCTCTGTAGGTCTGTCTGATTTTGATATATACATAATGCCAGTAATTAATGAGGATTAAAATCTATAGAGCCTCAAACTCTTTATTTAAAACATCAATCTCTCTGATACAATAATCATCTATAGCAGCAAATACACCATCCCGGTATTTAGAATCTATCATGTTTATTTTTACAGCTACAATAGCTAATCTTTCGGCTGTACTTTTATTATCAATCTCTATTATATCAGTAAGTTTCTCTATTCTAAAACTTAAATCGTTTGCTTTATTAAGTTGTTCTTGTGTCATAGTTTTGTTATTTAAAATTAATCTCTAATACATTTTCTCTAAAAGAATGATCCTGATAAATAAAACCTTTTTGTTTCATTAATCCAGACCATCGTTCTATATGAGTTTCGATTACCCACTGGAAGATGTTTAAAACGTTGGGGGATATGTGGAATACTGAGGTTATCATGGTATTAATTTTAATGCTTCCAGTAATCCTGCTTCTAAAGCTTGTTCGTAGGTTTCGTATTCTGAACTAAAAGAATATACGTTTCCTTTAAAATAAACTGATGGAAAATATTTCGTATCAGGATATTCATCGTAAGTAAACATTGCATTTACCAAGGTTTTATGAACCTCCCTAAGCCATTTTTGTAGTAATGACTGTGTGCAGGTATTGTAAAGTTTTACCCTCCACTCTACAGCAGAATCCTGTTTAGTATAGCTATTAAAATATTCAAATCCTTTCTCTTTAGCTAACACAGCTGTTTGATAGGTTATTAATTGTTCTGTCATAATTTCATGGGTTTATCTAATTTTAATTTTAAGTATATCAGTTAAGTGCTGCAAATAATCCCCCTTTTTAATTCCAGCCTCTTTCATGCTTTGAATTAATCCATCAATTAAAATGTAATCTACAGCTAATCTTCCTGTATCGTTCAGTCTACCATCAGGATTAAAATAAATTTCGCTATCTGAATTAGAAACTAACTCGTTTTTAGTAGTTACAATTTTACCTTTATTTTCGTCTGTGCAATCAAACGACTGGGTGGTTTTTACTTCAAAATTAAATTTCATGGGTTTAATATTTTTCACAAATATACTAACTTATTTCAAACATCTGCCTATGATTCACATACATATATCGAATAAATTCAGTAACCGCATCTTCTATATCGTCGTGACCGTCCTCTGCCTTACCAATTTTAGGGTATGCCTGTAAATGTTTAACGGCCTGATTGTGCTGAGGCTGCGTTACAGGGTTAGCTCTCACAATATAAATCTTACTCATAAACTGCGCAAACGAGGTTATGCGGTGATCTTTATTACCCGATGAATAATAGCCCTCTACATGCACACCCATGTTCTGCAGCAACGTAACATACACGCTGCCCTGGTTGTTCGTTTCCATCTTGTTTATGATACTGCCATGCTCCTGTATTTTTTGCTTCAACAGCGGCGATGTAACCGCGCTGCCCTCCTGCGTGTAAATAGTATCGAACCAATACATTTTCCCGGCATTGACCTCAAAGAACGGCGTGGCAAAATAATCAGAACCGGTGTCGGCTACATCGGTAAAACTTAAACGTATTTCGTCGCCCCGGCGCGGCGGTAATGCATCGACGAAATTTAATTCCGGATACAGTAACCCGTCAACCGATTGTGCTATCTGATTGTACTGGATGTTATATGCTACATCGGAAATCGGTTTATTATCATCCAACAACCCGGCGCGCTGGTCAGACAATACCTTACGGGATAAACGTTTCGGATCAAGCAGTCCATCGATATAAAATGCCCGTAATTCAGGAGGGTTAATATTCTGGTAAATATCCTCAGCAGGTAAACACAAATGCCTTACATCATCTTTAAGTACCTTAAGCGCATGGCCTGCGGTGTCTTTATTTGACAAACGTTGCATGAATAAGATATACGGCGTTTTACGTTTATCTTTTTTACGGGATTGCAAGGCTTTGAACCCCTCGATGCATTCTGCGGCTTCTGCAGGGCTTTGAGCCGTTGAGTAGTCCATTGCATCATCATCGGTAATTAAATCAACGTGCTTACCTGTTTTTGATTTAGAGTTTGTAGTTACGGAATATCGTATGCCGCCTTTTTCGGATTCGTAGTATGTTTTAGCCGACACGTCCCGGCGAACGCGTACAGTCGGGAAGTAAAGCCTGTACTTATCAGATTTTATAATATCAAGCGAATCCTTAGCAAACCCGCTGGCATTTGATGCCGATATGGTGTTACTCATAATAGATTTAGAATCATCGATGCACCATACCCACGCCGGTACTGCCCGAGATAGTATCGTTGACTTAGTTGTACCTGGCGGCATGTTGCCTACAAGGTTTTTTTTAATATCATCTAAAATAGTTGGATACCATTTTCCTGCCTGTATATGTGGCGGTCTTTCAAAAACATACTTGTCAATTACTAACTGTATCTCATCGCAGAAGTATTCGATATTAAAATTGTCCTCATAAGGATTATTTATTATAACATCCCAAAATTCTTTTAAAAAGTAAAAAAGCCGTCGCTTACATAGCTCGGCTTTTACTTCATGTATTTTTGGTAGTAAAATCTGTTTAGTCATTTTTTACGGCTCTGTCGTATTCTTCAAGTGCTGCATCAGATAGTTTAGACATATCGAAATTAACAGTTTGCTCTGCTTTCTTCTGTTCGTTGTCTTTTTCGTAAAAACCAATATGTTTGTTAATTTTCTCTATCGTCCAGTCCTTACCATGCAAGGTTAGCTCAACGCCAAATTTACCATTCTTAATGCTTTGGATGCACATCAGTTGGGTTTCGGTAAGCTCTGCGAAATCTTTGAAAATTAATTGGCCTTTCTCGAATTTAACATATTCATCGATACGGGCTTCTCGCAAAATATTTAGATGCCGTAGCATTTCTTCAGCACTAACAGAGAATTTAGTATTGGCTACTTTTTTCTTAATTTCAGTCAATTCGTCCATCCTTGCGGATACGTGGGGGACTTTGGATCGCCTTGAAGCTTCCTGGTTTATAGTTTCAGGCTTCATGCCTTTTGTGGAATAAACTTCACGATATGCGGCAGATTTATCAAGCGACTTAGCGTAAGCCTGACAAAATTTCTCTTGCTTTATCGTTAGTTTTTTTTCCATGATTAAAAATTATCACACCCCACAAAATATCCGACTGATTTACTCGGCTGTAGTGGCTGTTTGGTTTCGCAGTCAATCGGCATCCCGGAAACTAAGTAACTCCCGGATTCCGTTCTGTATTCTGCGGTACAATGGCAATCTGGTTTATCGCTGGAGCAGGATGTTAGCCCCAGAATAAAAATAGCGATAACGCCGGTAATTTTAAGTTTTTGCCTCATCAGCTCAGATAGCGAAATTTTTTTATCTGCCGCTTCCTGTTCAAGCTGTTTTTTACTTTCAGGGGTTACCTGAACGTTGATGAATGGTTTTTTCTGTTTAGCTTCGGTCTGCATTTTGTTCGATGTTGATACTGGCAAATATAAAACAATCTTTCACAATCAAACAAGAAAAATCGTAAAAAAAAATTTGTTGCATTTTTTCGCTGAAAAACAAAGAGACATAGAAACAAATAAATATCTATTATATTAAATATATATTTAATTTAATATAAATTATTATTATTATAGGGCTCTTTATCTTTGGGATTTTTTACACACATATTTTACACTTTCATTGATTATCAGTTACTTATATTTTTACTATGTTTTTTAATATTTATGTTAAATATAGTTTGTTTAATTTAAAATTAAAAATTACCTTTGAATCGTTAATATTAAATTAAAATATAATGAAAGATTTTAAACTTGTTACTAAAAAAAACTACGTAAATGTATTTGCAGAAATTAAAAACCCGTACATAATCGTTAAGTTTGATGTTGAAAAAACACGCGAAAAATTTAATTTTCTTATTAATTTAGGAAATAAGTTTTTTGTTGAAACACGATTTAAGGAAAAACCATACTTTGAAACTGTCAGAAATGATGATGATGAAGTAGTGGAAAATGAAATTGAGGGGTATTATTTTATCTATTGCACTGATAAAAATTCAAATATTGAGTTTTTAGATGACGAAATCAATCTACAGGAGATCATTAAAAAAGCCTCAGAAACGCAAAAATCGATAGAAATAAACATCCGAAAAGAGCTATTTAAGTATGCTAAAACGCTTTGTTTTGAGTCCGGATGTAAATTTAAGGTAGAGCCTGACAGACAAATTATTGATGGTAAAAAGCCTGGTAAAAGTATTTTTAGGCTCATGGAGGATGCGTTTAGAGCTGGGGATGCCAGTATATCATTCGATGCGAAAGATGTAAATTTCCCTACCTTAAGAACCTATACAAGCCAGTTAGGCGCACGTGCAGATAAGAAATTTAAACCCGTTGTTATCGGCGATACTATGACTGTATTTTTTAAAGAACCGGATACTATACAGGTTTTTGAAAATGATTTAAAAGTGTTACTCCGGGGTTTTGATGACAAAATAAGCGTTCCTGATCTATTCCGGGCGATGGTTAAAACGCGTGTTACCGAACATAACTCTACAGAGGTAGTGAAGAGCATTTTTAGCGCATTAGAGGGATTATTTGACTATACAGAGGCCGTAATGTTATTTAATGATATGATCCCGCAGCCGACAGAAAAACAGTATGATTTAGATGAAAATGAAGAAATAAATTAAATATTATGATAGTAGAAATTAAAAAAGCGAAAATTACAGCGGGTATTATGGCACAGGTTCAGTATTTACAGGTAATAAATGGTTATAAATTTAAAGCTTTAGGCTGGTGTATTATTAAGGATGTTAAGTTTATTTTATTAGAGAGTTATCAGGATAAAACCCTGTGCAAAGTTCCGATATGGAGTAAATTGGTTAAATATAATAATAGCATATCTTGTGAGTTCCCTGATAGTAGAGAATCTGTTAATCACTACATGAAAAACGAATACGTAGATAATGTTATTAAGCACATGGAAAGGATTAAAAAAGAGGCTCTGGATTTAGGTCAGTTCTTTATCTAAAAAACAGAAATACACCGCATTAATTTACCCACTACGAAATAAAAAACCCTGATTTAATAGTCAGGGTTTCTTTTTAGTATATACAGGAATATCTTTGATGCCTGCGTGTATTTATCGTTTCGGTCAGGGTAAGCTATAAGATTATGTTTAACGTGTTCTACAGCCTGTAATCGTTGCTCTGCGCCTACTTGGCTGTATTCATTCAGGGATATTTTAAGGAGGTGTTTTGCTTCGGGTGTCATAATATTAAAGCACGTTTTCAGGCTCAGTATATTCCTGCCTTGATATCTCACACATTTCTAAATTATAAATTACCTGAAGCCTAATTCTGTAATTTATAAATTCAGCTTCTGTCATTTCTATCTGAATTAGACCTTTATAAATGAGATGTATTAATTCAGGATGTGTCTCCTTAAAACCTTTATTGGTATCTAAACCAAAAACATAAATGTATTTTTTCATAACTTTTACTTATAAGGGTTGTTTTGTTCGGTTACTGGTATCCATGATCCATCCGGAAGGTTAATAGCGAAGTTCCATTTGCGGAGTTTGTCGAACAGAACGTCCTGACCATTAACAACACTGTGCCTTGGGTGATTAGTAAATTCGTGTGGAATAGAATAAGCTATAAAAGAATTCATTCTAATATTAAAATCAAACCAAGTATTGGTATTTTTATCTCCTCTATCATAATAGGCCTTATTTTCTTTAAACTGCCATACTATAAACTTTTGATATATTTTAGCCAACTCCACAATAGGCACAAACGTTTCTCCTTTGTGAGTAATCTCTTTAGTAAGGTCTAAAGGGCGGGCTAATATGTGGTAGTCAACGCCTATTTTGTCGAAATAAATAGTTTTAAATATTGCGGATGATTGCAGTTTTATTTTATTTTTTCTAAGTTCAACAATTGAATATTTAATATCAGTTTCGGATTCTAATATTTTGAATCCATTACCATATAGCGTTGCAGCTTGTTGTTTTGTTATTGTTTGCATGGTGGGTTATATTTTTTTATTGTGTGCTGCAATAGCATTATGAAGAGACAAAGGCATTTTATTTAAAGGCGTAACCCCTATAGCTGCTTTTGGGTTATCAAGCATGTATTGCTTAATTTTATTAGCTGTCAGGGCTTTTGTAACACCTTTAGCCTGTATAGTATATTTTACCATAATAATTTATTTTAAAGGCTTTCGCCTGTTGTTGTTAATCGGAATCGTAATACTCTTTAAGCATTTTTGAAAAGTCTGTATACACAGGTTTATCGGTTATTCTATCTGCTATTATAGATATTTGTTCCTGCAAGTATTTTATTTCTTCAAAACTAAATACCTCTTTTTCATCCATCAGCATCACTTCATCAGATGCATAGAGTATAGATTTTGCAATTCTTTTAGCAATCTCTTTAAGAATACGTTTATCCATAATAATTTATTTTAAAGGGAGGCGTTAACCTCGTTAGTTTTTAATTAATAATCCCGATACAAACCCAATGATACCCCATAAAATAGGGTGTTTAAACCATTTTACCGGCTTACTGGCTTCAATTTTTACCGATTCAACCGTTAGATCCTCGTGTGCCTGGTTTAATTCTAAATTAAGAACCGTAAGCCGGGAATAAATAACCTGAAGGCTATCATTCTGTTTCTGTATAATGATATTTAACTCCTGTGCTGCATTGTACGCCTGCTGATATTGTAACCGGTACTCATTGCTTGTTTTAAGTCCTTTGTAGATGTTTTTATACTGCGCTGGTGTTAGACATAGGGTATCCTGAGAATATGCCTGTAAACCGATAAATAATATAATTAAGGGTAATTTTTTAATCACTATTTCTAAATCATAACCGATGGAGTTGGCTATTTTTTTAAGCGTAGTAAATGCCAAAGGTTTATATCCTGAATTATAACCATACAGGTTACGTTTATCGATATTTGATTTCTCGGAGATTACCGGTATTTTTAAACCGGATAGCTGTATTAGTTTTTGGAGTGTTTTTTGCATTTTATTTATTCTATAAAATATTTAGCTATATATTTAAATAAAGGAAAAATAAACCTTATAAATATGTATATAAAAACACATACCCAGCATATCCCTATAGATATCCAGTTTACATTTTCCCAAAAATAATTTTTTTTATTTCTCATTTTATTTAGTATTAAAATATTTTTTTATGTTATAACAATATAGACGGGCTCTAAGCAATCTAAATTGTACCATCCAGATACACCCATAAAACCCATGTTTCCAGAGACAGACGTGTCATCGCCTTCAATCACATGGACATCGACAAACGTATTAAAATTCCTTATAGATTCTACTACACCGTTTTTAATTTCTTTGTAATGTCCATTACTTTCAATACGAACATTAACAATATCACCTTTTTTAAAATTTTTCATAATCCAAGTTTTTTGATTGCGTTATCTAAATCTCTAAGTTTTGTTTTACGTACTTTCTTAGCCTCTTCATGATCTTTAGAAATCCATTCCTTTAGAATAATTTCCAGATGCCGTTTCTCTTCTTTAAGCACGAATAAGGCGTGATTATATTCTGCCATTAGTTATATTTTAAAATTATTTTACACTCCCATTCAAAACCCCAAGAGTAATCTATATCAAAAGATATTTTATTTGATTCTAAAACTTTTAACGTCTTAGATAATTTACTTACTGATATTGATATATTTTCAATATTAAAATCTATCAAAACTTTAGACAGGTCAGATATTTTGTAAATATTTACAAAGTTTTGACCTATTACATTTAGAACCTTATTGTATTTTAATGTCGCTCTAGCTTTCATAATTCCTATTGTTTTATACATACAAATATACACCATTATATAATACCCACAACAAAATTGTGAAAAAAAATACACCCGTTAAGGTGTATTTTACAAATTAAGTTATTCTGATTTATAATTACGTAAATACTGCTTCATATACTCATTTGTTGTATCCCTGATAACAGGTTTTTCTACACGTAATTTTTTAATTATTTCTTTTGATTTTTCTACTGAATTTTTAGAAACATCTGAAGCTGATTTTATTTCTCCTGTAATAGAATCGTTTTTAGTTTTAATCGTTTTCTGTAGCTGCTCCGTTTTATTAGATACAGGCAGATGTTCACGAAGTGGCGCGGTTAAAAACCACACAGCTAAACCTGCTATTATTGCGGCTGCCAATACTGCCCATCCCGGGTATTTAGTTTCTTGTTCCATGATTTATTACTCCATTTGTTTAATTACTATTTCGCACAACTCTTTAATCATAACCGATTTCATTTTACCGTTTGGATCTGGCGCGCGATTTAGAATATCGATTATTTCCAAAGCTAAATCCTTACGCCCTATGTTGCTATATGACCTGCATTTAATAAACGCATCAGGTACGGGATTAAGGTTTAAAAAATAAGCGTGTGCTTTATCGAAATGCTGCAGCGGAGTATTACCTGGCATTGCAGGTTTAAATGTTGTTTCGGGCTGATAACCTAAAGGTATGTTTGATTTTACTGGTTGCGGCGCAGGTGCTGGCTTAGATGGTTTAGGCTGCTCCATACCCTGTAATACAGTTTGTTTTAATCCGTCTACGATTTCGATGACGGGTTCGGGTTCTGTTATAGCTTCGGGAATAGGAGGTAAAACCTCGTTAATTACTGGTGTTGCAGGTTCGGGCGCAGGATTATTCATAGCAGCTAATTTAGCTTGCATTTCCGCTAATTGCTTTTCTAAATCCTGCTTCTCTTTCAGTAACTTATTATTTTCAGATTCTTGCGCTTCTAATTCAGATTTTTTCTGCTGCCCGTCAGTAACAAATTTTAAAAACTCTTCTTCGGTGGCTGTGTCGATTTGCGTGCCGGTAACAAATAAATTACGGATATTATACAGGTCGCCATTAAAAATATATCCGGCATCGAATAAATCCTGTTTTCGATTATTCAGTTTAGCGATCTGGGCGGTGCGCTCTGCCTGGATTCGGATTTCTTCGGCGTTTTCAAAACGTAAGCGTTCTGTTTTTTGTTTTTCGTGAGCTTCACGGGTTATTTTAGCGGCAGGCGTAACCAATGATTTGATAGTTGATTTTATAGAGTTTAGCAGCTTACTGGCACCTGCTTCTATTTTCTCAGTATCGGTGCTGGCTTTTAGTAATGCCGATTCATGTTTCTTAGCTAATTTAAGCGATTTAACATCTATTATAGATATAAACGGATTGGCGGCAGCTATAGCCTCCTGTTTGGCTACAAGGTTCTTTAGATCGCTTATTTTATCAGGTTGTATCGATAAAACTGTTTCGAGCGTGGCTAATCCCGTTTCATTATCTTCAGCAGCAGGTAACTCCTGAAATTCTACCGTTTCAGCCGGATCTGTTTTTTTTATTTTAGGAGGGTTTAATTCCATTCCGATATGCATCAAACGTTCTTCCCATTCTTTCGGCTCTGCTTCCTGCAAGTAATCCATTTTTACAGATATAATACCCTTCTCGAATTTATCAGATTCCTGATTGTAAATTAATCCATAATACTGCATTGCAGAAATTCTGCGCTGTCTTTCGATAGCGTGTTCCGGGATTGAAATATCGAATTTTTTATCTGCGGCGGGCGCGGCTGGTTGCTCCATAGGTTGTAATAGATTTTTAAGTTTTTTAGTTTCGTTTTCGGGGTATCCTGTAAGGTTATTTAATAATATTTTTTTAGCTTCGGTTACGGCTATCTCAGCAGATGGTAATTCAAATTTAGAACACGGAATAGAAAAGCCTGCACTCCTGTTGTGCATAAATTCAATACCATACGCCCAAAGATTTCTATCAGATTTAGCGATTACTATTTTACATTCTATCCCACCTGCATCGAACATAAATTCGGTATCAGGATTAAGAGCAACACCGTTGTCATTTATTTTATAGTTTTTCATAGATGGTAAATTATTTTGCAGTTCCTGTATTCGCTGCGGTATTGTGATATTTTTACTGTTGATGTATTTTAATTCTGTTTTCAGCAGGTAAACCCCTGATTTATATCTTAGTGATAACAAATATTCATGCAATACCTGTATGTGTTCAGGTGTGTTCGGCGGAAATAAAACCGATAACTCTGTGAAATGTTCCCCGGTTAAATCATGGCTTTGTTTCTCATGTACGATATCGAAAACACCTAAATCTGAGAGGGTTAATTTTTCAGTGATAACCCTATTTTTAAAAGCCAGTAAATCTGATGGTGCTGTAATTTCGCGTAATGAATCATCGATTTCAATCAGGATAGTGTTCCTGCGTAATAAACCCGATGTGTGCAGGTTGTAAACTTTATAAGGTTTTCCATCGATGTTTATTGTTTCATGATGCTCTGAGGCGGTGTTGCCGCGTTTAAGGGGTTTCATCAGGCACAAGCTTAAGCGCGTTTAGGATGCGTTGTTTTGGGGTCTTGCCTAATGATATAGCACTGTCGTTTATTTCGTAGACGTGATCCATAAAATCACTCGTTTGTCCGTGAAGATTTTTATATACTGGCGCGAGTAAATTACCTAAGCTAACCGCTTCTTCAACTTTATTTTCAAGGCTTAAAACCTGTAGCCCGCAATGACCAAGCGCGCAATGACAATCAGGATCTGATTTACTGGTTAAGATACCAACGCACCATTTCTCATCGGGTATAGCCTGAAATTTCTCTATAAAATATTGTTTAGTGTATTTCATTACTTGGTAGTATTTAAATCGTTAAATAATTCCGTAATCTCCAACTCCGTATAAAACCGATCCTTAAATCGGTATTTTTTACGGGTTATCGTTTTTACGGGTGTGGTCTGGGTTTCGATGAAGGTTTTTAGTGTCATGGGTTTTTATTTAATTACAGTAGTGAATAATTTACCACCATGCACCAATGCATAAGCCTCTGGGTTATCGTAAAGCGTGTCATTGATGCTTATATAATATTTATCTGCGGGCTTTACGTTAACTGTTTCATAAGGTTGATTTTTAAATTCAGATTTTTTAACACATGAGGTTAGAGAGGTTAAAACGATAAGTGATACGATAATAATTTTCATAATAGGTATTTTTAAATGCTGTTTTTTTATACATACAAATATACACCTATTTTTCAATTCACAAACATTTTTCACAAAAATTATTTAAATTTTATTTCTGTCTGTTCTTCGTTATTTCGTATCACTTCAAACGGCTTACCTTCCGTGGCAGGCGAAGCCCCGAATATAATCTCACTATTAACCTTTGTAGCGCGTGATTTCGTCTTAGAACCGAACACTATACCATCTACCTTAACTGCGCCCTCTAAACGCATTAAAAACACTG